TATTGAGCTTCGTCAAAAAATCCTTTAATTTGATTTTTCGTAAGATTTTTAGCTATATAAAATTTTATTTGAACAGCGCAAAGCTCACCAGTATTATCGACTATTACATAATCAATTCCATTATCGTCTCCGGATAGCTGTATTTTGTACTTTTCCTTAATTTCTTGAGGGGTGTCAGAGCTATGATATATTTCAGTTAATCCATCTATGACTCTAAACTTTACTTCAGTTATAGCTTCAGTAATGTCTCCAATTTGCTTGTTTTTAGCTCCTAATTTTCGAGCATCCGCGTTTATGTTATTAACAAAATCTCGTCCATTCGAGTAATTCTCCAAAAGCCCCTTGCACATAAGTCTTCTCAAATATTCAATATGAGGGTGAGAAATAACAAAGGAGTTTTTATTTTTAGAGACACGGGTTCTGCGTGTTTTAGTAGACATTTTATACCTTATAATTAAAGTTTAGCGAAAAGAATTTTAAGCAGCTTTTGCTTTAGCCTTTTTAATTCTATCGATCAACTCGAAGATTTTATCGTTTGGAATATCGTTTACAGAACTCATTTCTTCTGCTCCAGAAACGCCTTCATCAACTAACTTAGATTTTAGTTGAGAGAAAGATAGCCCCTTCTTCTTCATTGTAGCTTCTAGTAGGCTGGCGGGAGATGATGAGCCAGCACTCACTGTTGAAGAGGAGCTTTCAGTTTTAGCCTTCAAGAAGCCTTTCGCGAGTTCTTCTCTAGAGACAACGTTAATCCTCAAAAAGCTACGAATGCATCGAGCGAACGCTCTATTTTCTGCGGTTGACGCTAAATAGTAAACTCCTCCAATACCAGAAGTGTTGTTGAGCGATGAATCACCGATTGCAGAAAAAGTTACCTCTTTATTTTCGGTTTCATAATTAGGAGTCCAAGTAATTTTGCACGTAGCAATAACACAATCTGGAGAAGGGGCGACCACCTCGTAGTCTACGCTGGTGTAGCCTCTGATTTGAGCTAATTCTTTCAAGCCTCCTAAGAGAATGCACAAGTCACGATCATCTAGCTTAGATATATCTGTTTCAGTGAGATTTTTGCTGGGGTTTGGGTAAAGATAGCAATCCTTAACCATTTTACGCCAATCAATCATTCCGTCTTCTGTGAAATGGTAATCGACTGATCCGTCGTTAATCAAACCACCGGAATTACGTGTGACGCCTAGTTCGGGTAATTCTGCTTTCTTTTTCCTCATGCCGTTTACTATATCTGAATTATTTTTTTAAGTCAAGAAGTTTGTTCAAGAATCCAATAAGTGTCTAAATTCTTCCAAAAGTCGTTGTCATCTGCGTAAATATGTTGAACGGACTTCTTTGATTTAGCTTGTTTATTGTTTTTCCAACTGGCTTCACTGGTAAATATTTTACCGTTGCTTAACGTATATTTATTAGAAAGATAAACGCATTTACTAAGGTCAGATATCTTTGAAATTTTCTTTTTAGTCTTGAAATGAGAGGGCTGACGTAAAATATTACCTATTTCCATGTACATTAATTTTTTGTGATTAGTATCTTTCTCAGAGAGGGTTGATATTAATATAACCGGAACCCCCAAGCTAACACAAAAACGACAAAATTCTTCATCGTCATTATCTTTTTCAATTAAATATACTACTTCCGCAAGGTTAGATTTATAATTTTCTAATATTTTAAAATTTATCCTTCTATTAGTTACTACAGTGCATTTACCTTGTTGAAATTGTTTTTGTAGGTATTCTTCATCATAAAAAAGGTCCATTCTGAAGATAATTGAGGAAACGCCCATAGATGATAGGTTTACCGACTGATTGGGTACGGTTTCTACAAATTCCATGCCATCCTTGTTTTTGTCGCCAATAAAAACAGTTTTAAATGGAAAATCAAAATCACAATCCAAAATTTCACATATTGCTTTTGCTACTTGTTCAGGAGGGATTTGGTTTATATGTCTGCGGTTAAAAACTTCGTCTTTTTTACCAACAAATTCTCGCTTACCGTTTAGCCAGTAAGGGGAAAATGGGGTGGATTCGTCGTTTCGAGTCAAAGAAATGTGATCTACGCCCAATGAAGCGGCTAAATGCAAAGAAAAGGAGTTTCCGGACACCAAGAGCTTCGCTTTTTTTAAAATAAAAGACATTTGGTTGAAGCTGGCAGTACCATTTGTCCTGTGTATGTTTTCTAAACTAGGATTGTCTGCCGTCCCTACTTGAACTAAATAAATGTTTTTTGCGCCAAGCGGTTCGCAAATTAAATTTAAAACTTTTTGCCAATGCTCATAAACAAAAAGTGGGTCAACAGATGATGTATCGAAAACTACATAATTATCATAAAGAATAGGGTAATAGGAGTCCCTTATAGTAGGTTTATCAACCTTTAAGTTGCATGATAAAGCGTAATTTTCTAAAAAATTCATTTTGAAACATCGTAGTTAGTGACATCTTTATTAAAATGATGGAAGTTAACGTTATTTAACTTCGGGGTATACACTACATTAAAATATTTTTTCTCTTCTATTTGTTGAGAGTTATTATGATACTCTTCATAAGTTATAATTTTATGAACGTATTCGTTTCCTTCTAAAATACTTTTAAATTCAGGTTGAGTGGCTACATATAAGTTATAATTTTCATAACTGTCTGTTATACTTTTAAACAAAGCCGTACAGGAGAAAACATCTATAGGATCGTTGGGTATCACAAACAAAATCCTCTTACCTTCATCGTCTTTATCAAGGATATCTTTGAATTTATTATCTTCTTTTTTTGCGTTATCCTTCAACGCAACTTGCCGGAAATATTTTTCAATAGCAGAGTGGGGAACTTCCTTCTTTATTTCAGCAAGCCAATACTTTAATCCTTCGTCATCGTCGTCAACTTCTGTTTTTAAGATTAATTTGTACAAAAGCTTTATCCACGCACTGTCGCTTTCGACTTTAGGGCTTGTAACGCTAGGTACTATAGCATCGGGGTCACATTTTTCTAGAGTGGGGTAGTCTTTTTCTTCAATTTTAGGTGACGAGTCTATAAAATCTTCCAATTTCTTGCCGATTACATCAATAGAAAAATTGTCTATAACCCATTTCCTAGCTTCTTTACCCATTTTAGATTTATCAGCTTCGGGCATTGAATAAACTTTCGCAAGCTGGTCAGCGATTGAATCAGGGTTAGTTGAAGCTTTAATAAAATTACTGCCAAATTCTCTGTATTCAGACCATTCAAGTGGTAGAGAACAAGCTTCTGGTTCGCACATCTCGGCTCCGCAGCTATAATCCGTTACTAAAGTAATTAGCTCTGTTAATTTAGCTTCTTGAATTGGTATTTCTTGCCCTCCGGAAGTAAAAGGATGGCAATATACATCCATTAGGTTGTATACTTCATTTAACTGCGCCTCATCTACGCCCATAGAGACCGAGGTTGAATTTAAAGAATTTTCCGACCCACAAAGATCGCATTTTTTGTTTTGGCCCTCGTAAGGCTTAACAACAAATTTTTTGCAGTTAGAGCAGACGTGAGTAACTAGTATATCCTCTTTGGCAATATTTTGCTCTTTTGCTAAAGATAGAATAGGCCACCCTTCTTCCATGTGCGTATGCAGTAAAAGTTTCGCATTGCTTTCAGGGTTGGTTTCTTTGAACTTTTTGAAGCCTTGAAGTAGATTAGGTACAGATTTTCTTAGCTGATTTCTGAATACGAAACCTATAATAAAATCTTCTTCGTTTATGTTGTTGCTTTTTCTTAATGCTTTTCTCTGGGAGTCAGAAAGGCGGAAAAAATCTTTGCTTTCTAATGCACCGTGCGTAGTCTGCACGTTTTCATAACCCATTTTATTTAATTCTTTAGTAGCAAAGTTACTCCAAACCCAATAGTTTTTAACTTTTTTAGCAGTTTCTATCGCTGTTGGTAGTATCGGGAGAGAGTCTAACGTAGTCCAAATAGCCGAGGTAATTTTATTGAACCATTTCCTATTTACTGCGAAATCTACGCCCCATATGTCTTGGATGGCAATATAAACGTCTGGCTTTTCAGCCTCAATAACATCATCTAGATAATAAGCACCGTAAGCTGCTATTTTATTAATAGTAGGGTCTTTTTCTATTTGAGCTATTTTTTCGCTAGAAGCAGGTAGACATCCTACAGATTTCCACGGGGTACGCGGTAGGTCGGGATGCTTTTCGGAAAGACCGCAGCAATAATGAACGATATCATACTTGCCTGTTTTATACAGGTGAGTAAGAATTATCTTAGCGTTTTTTGCAAAACCTGTTTTAAGTAAAGAAAAATCGCTTTGGATTAAAACTTTTTTTCTAGACATTAAAAGTCAAAGTTTTCAGATTCTTCTTCTTGTTGTTTGGGCTTATTAGGTTTTTGAGGCGCAGAATAAGCATTAGAATCGGTTGAATCTTCTTGATCGCTTTCTCCAAAAGATTTAAAACTTTTTCTTACCATTTCGTCAAAATAAATTAGTAATGAACGCGCTTCTGCTTTGCTGAAGCCTATTTTAAATTCTACTTGGTTGGTGGAGTCCTCTTTCTCCTCTTTGGATACGAATAAAACAAATCCACTTCTTCCGTCTTTTGAGGTCATAGGAGAAAAGCTAAACTTAACTACTTGTTTTTGACTCGAATGGTATCCACTAACGCCAGCGTCTTTTAATTGAATGTTATTTTTAATAACTTCTATAAAACCACATATTTCAGTCACGTTAAATTTTACTCTAGCGTGTTTATTAGTGTCGCGATTGGCGGCAAAAGACCCTCTTTTTTTAGCGTGGTCCCAAGAAGCTTGCTTTAACAAACTGCACCAAAATGAACCGTCTTTACTGTTAAGCCAGAACGAACAAGCTGTTCCGCTGTTTTTAGGATTTGCCTTAAAGAAACTTAGCATGGGTATATATTATGGGCTTTATATTTAAATGTCAAGAATTTGTTCAGCGTCATCTGAATCTTTTATTTGAGAAAGTTTGGTAAATACTTTTTCGCTTTTAACTACTATTTCGTCAGCAAAAATTACATCTTCAAATTTAGTTCCATATACTAACACTATGTCATTAGCTTTTACTCGGTAATTACTTTTAAAAGCATCCATTTTTTCATTGAAAATCATTACCTTAATAGAACCAGAATCATCACTTACTTGCATTCTCATGTATCTGCTCTTTTTAGCTGATCGAGAAACCCCGCTATAAGGGTCTTCATCTAAAGAGCCGATAAATTTAACTTTATGTTGGAGGGCGACTTCACAGGCCGTTCTTACCGAAATTAAACTTGAATGATCTTTTTCAAAAATATCTTTAAGAGATTTGTTGTACGTATAACCTAATAAAAATTTTTCGTAATACCAATTAGCAAAAGATTCAGAAACTTTATTAATATGAAATATTTTAGCGTAAGGCGCAGATTTTTTTCTGATTGTTTCTACCCTAGTATCTTTTATGAAAGGTTTGCCTTTTTCATCAAGGTTATCTTTTAAATATTTAATAATTTCAACTAAATTGTAAGAGAACTTTTTACCTAATCTTTGGCAAGCAACTTTTTCTTTGGGGGTAAGAATGTTCCATAGTTGAGATTCATAAACTATTTTAGTTCTACTTTGCTCAAAGTCTCCTTCTAACGCTCCCGCTTGAATTAAAGCGCAAAGAGAACCTATGTTTAGTCCGGCTTGCTTGGCCGCTTCGAATATATCGAATTTAGATTCATAATCTTGTTTGAACGAAGCTAGTTTTTCTATAGACTTGTCTGAAATTCCTTTGATTGAAAGAAGTCCAAAGCGAATGTCTTTACCTTCTAGGCTAAAGTCCATTTTAGATTTAGTAAGGTGAGGAGGGAGCAATTGAATCCCAAAAATATCCATCTCTTTATGAATCTTAGAAATTTCATTTATTGGATCAGGCTCATGCCTTGTCATCTTAAGTAAACTTAAAAAGAATTGTTGGGGGTAATTAAACTTTAAATATACTGTAATTGCCGCAAGCGCAGCATAGGAAATCGAGTGGGATTTATTAAACGAGTAATTAGCTGAATCTTCTAAAATTTTCCATAAAACATCGCCTACATCTTCAGCAAGTCTATTTTCTACAATTTTATCTTTGATTTTCTTTTTCCATTTTCTTACTTCAGAAACCTTTTTCTTGCCAACAATTCTTCTTAAGATTTCCGCCTCATCCAACGTGAAACCGATTTTATGAGCCATTTTCATTAATTGCTCTTGATATAACGCAACACCCCCAGTTGAAGATAATATGTCATCGAAGAAGGGGTGTATAGCTTCGTATACATCATTATTAGTATAGTTAGCGTATTGATCTACAAAAGCCAATGCTCCGGGTCGTGCAAGCGCTAGCACAGCACTTAATTCCTCTAAGTTTTTTGGCTTAACTTTTCTGCAAACTTTAAAGTTGGTTTCTGCTTCGATTTGAAAAAGCCCATGAGGCGATTTAAGGTCGTAAAGATTTTGATATATGCTTTCGTGAGATAGATCAATTTCAGTCACCTTAAGGCCAACTTGTTTACATACGTCATCCACTACGGAGACAGCCCTTAATCCTAAAATATCTAATTTAACATTAGATATAGAAACCCAATTCATGTCAAAAGAAGCTACTGTACTTTTCTTATCTGAAGTAAGCTCTACAGGACAAGATTTTTCGAGAGGGTCATAAGAAATTGCTACTGCAGAAGGATGAACGCCTTTATTTTTAACTAAGCCTCGAAGTTTTAACGCGATGTCATAAACTTCTTTATTTTCATCGCACCAATCTTTGAAGTCTTCTACTTCTTCATAGCTTTCTTCTAAGTCTTTTACTTGCCCGAATACCTTGGGTATCATGGAGGATACAGTATTCATTTCAGTCTCGGACTTAGCTGCGGCTATTTTACCGCATTCTTTGATTAATAGCTTAGTGCTTAACGTATTAAGAGTTAAAATCTTACTAGTTTTTCCAGAAAATCTATCTGCTAAATATTGGAGGACTTTTTGTCTATTGTAGTAACATATATCTAAATCCACATCACACATTAACGCTCCATCAAGATAGGTTACTCCGGAAACTTCTTTTTTCTTGGCTCTAATTTTAGAAACAAATCTCTCAAAAAAGAGTTCGTTTTTAACAGGATCAATACGAGTGATGTCCATTAAGTATAGCACTAAGCTTCCCGCAGCACTTCCTCGACCAAGACCCGTAGGAATAGATTCTCTATTACAGTAATTAACTACATCCCAGACTAATAATACATAATCTATAAAACCTAGTTCTTTTAAAGTTTTAAACTCATAATCAAATCTTTCTTTATACTCAGGTGAAGTAAGATTTTTGGCTTGAAGCGCATTGAGGCATACTTTTTCAATAAACTCTTCGTTATTTAGGCTTTCACTAAGCTTAAACGATCTCTTGTCTTCATTGGAAACGTTGTAAGAAGGTAATCTTACTCCATGAAGGGGTAAATTTATTTTTTTAATTTTACTAAGCGCACTCATCAGTTGTTATGAACAAAATCTACGGAATATGTTCTGTGAATTTTTTTGCCATGTTTTTTAATATCAGCCGCGCAGTTAACGCAAAATTCTCCGTCTGCTATTGCAGTTGGGTTAATTTTAAACTTGCGAGCAAACTCGTGTTTAACTATGAATTGACCGATATCTACAAATCCTACTCTTATTTCAGGTGACGCATTAGTAAAGTTTTGTCTTAATCTATCGTTATCTTCAGCCGCTCTTTGAAGTATACAGGGAAAAACCACCATAGCTAAATCTTTATCTTTACCAATTTCATGCGTCATATTCTCTATGAAATTAGGGGTATAGTAGTTGTCTCCATTCGTTAAAAGTATCCAATCTGTATTGCAATATTTTTGAATGATTATATTTCTTAAAGAATGGCCGTAATCATCATACCTACCCTCTGAAGTTACGAGTAGTACCCTTTCGTCGGTCAGATACTTATTAGCAATTAAACTTCTATATAAATCCTTATTAATCGGCCCGTCATGTATTATTACCATTTTCCAGTTATCTGAATTTTGGCTTTGAAAAGAATTTATTAGAGTTTTAAGGAGATAATTTTGACTATACGTAACTACTCCTATTGTAATATCTTTTTTTAAATTATTCCATTTTTCGAAGACTCCGTTTTCAAGAGTATTTTCGTTAATAGAAGTTAAATTTTCAGAAGTATTAGGAATATCTTCAATCATATTTCAAATTTCCATTTCAACTTATCCCATACTTTTACATTTAATTCTAAATCGACTAAAGCGTTGTGAAGCTTGTCGTAGTCGTGAGGAATATCAAAAGATTCACCCATAGCTTTTAACGTAGTTCTAACTCCTCTTTTTAATTTATGAATCATCCGGTATTGGTACTCCATAAAACAATCGTCAGGATTATATTTAACTTCGTGAGCTAAACCCCTCCCCAAGCTCAAAGTATCTATGACTTTATTAACTAAAGGAGAATAATCCTTGCCCATGTAATCATAAAAAGACTTTATTAAGTAGATATCAAAGCCAAGTAAATTATGACCTAAAATGTGATCAGAATTATCTAACCAATCTTCTACGGTAGGAAATATTTCTTCTGGAGGAACGCCAACCTTGTCTAGTTTAGATTGGCTAAATTTAGTGATTATAGCCGCCTCTTTGCTAATCTTAAGGTGAGTGTCCCATTTGATGTAAAAGTCCTTAGAATCGATTATACGGCCCCCTTTTACCTTAATCATGGCGATTTGCCAAGGTAGATTATGGCATGAGTGTAAACAGAGGTTAAAGGTCTCACAGTCAATGAAAACTAACTCTTTTTCTTTATCAAATCTTAATAAATGCTCATCCATCTTGCTTAAATTTTTTTAATTGGTCTTGATCGAGGGCGTATCCGTCTCCGTGACCTAAATTTTTAATATTTTCTTTTTGGCACAAGTCTTCTTTGTGTGCGTATCCGGGGAAGCGCACAATATTTTCATCAATTATGGCCAACACGTATGTGTCAACATCAGGATTGTCTTTAAGGACGGCAACTAAGCGGCCTTTTTGATGTCGGGTGGTTTTAACATCTATTCTTTTACCCTTAATTAAGCAATCATACGAACCGCTTCTGGGCGATGGAATTAAATCTACGAAAATATTTTTCCATTTACAAAATGCATACTCTCCGATGAATCCATCTATGTCATATTGCAGACCACTTTTTTTTCCCATCTTTGCGTCCTTGACGTTCGCGCCTCTTGCTACGGCTGTTCTAGTAGCGGCTATAGAAGTAACCATAGCTAACTCTTGGTCAGTTAAAATTTCTTCATGCATTAGTTTTGTTTTTCTTGCCACTTTTCAAAACAAAATTCATCACTGCACATGTGATCAAAGTTGGGTTTATCAAGCGTTGTTCTTTTGTCAATGCACCTAAAAGTAAGATAAGATTTGAAGTCTTTTTTGTTCGCGTAGTAGATGCTTTGAATGTTCACTTTTTCAAATTCATCTTTACAGTATTTATTAACTCGATTCAAAATGAAGCTGTCAAAGGGCAACGAGTTATTTTCAATACAAAACACTGGCTTCGTGAAGGAGATATCGGGAATACAGTTGTAGCCCATTAAAGTGTTTCTATGTAGGAACGAGTCATAAAAAGGGACGCATAATATTAAATCTTTATCGTCCCAGAACTCTTTCAACAATTCGTAATCTGCTCTGGGGTAATAATAAAAACCCTCTAATGAAGCTTTAGTTGAAATTTTAATTAACCGTTCGTATCCGGACTTATTTTTAGCAAAAATAATAAATTTGCATGTCTCTTTTAATGCCGACTCTTCTTTCTTTGAGCGGTCATGGCAGACATTTATGCGTAAGCCAAAATTTAATTTAATTTTATTTTCAGTGGAATTGACATAAGCTTGGAGAAAACCGCTCATGCTGTCTTCCACTAAATGAAATTCTTTTAAGTCATTATCCTTGCATAGTTTTATTATAGAATCAGGCCCGCCCGAAATAACATCGTCAGGTTTTTCTAGAGTAAGAATTGACCTACCTATGCTGTAATGCGATTTAAAAAATGGTAATACTTCTTCCACGAAACTTTATTAAAACACTCTTATAATTTTATGTCAATTCATAAAATCGAAATCGTCATCTTGGCGAGTGTGAGCAGGGCAACCCCCGTAAGATTGATGTTTTATTTCTCCTTTAGACTCATCTAAGTCCTCTTTGTTAAAAGAGTTTTTTAGTAAATTGCCATCTGCGTCTATTAAAGAGTAATATTCAAAGTCAAATTTAAAAGGGCAATGCCACATTAAAGTACCGTCCTTCTTGAGTTGCCCTTTATATTTTGCAAAACCGCAATTCAGAGGGCCGCAAAAGCCTTCGTCTCTTTTTGGCATTGGTTTGGTGGAGGCTAAATTACTTTTCGCATCACTTTCTGTGAAGTTATTGATTATTGTGTATATATGTTCTAAATAATATTCAAATCCGGAGAGTTGCTCTTTAGTAAACCTTATTTGTTGAGAAGGGCTTTTAGGAAAACGCAAGAACAAGAATTCTACAATAACATTTTTTAGTTTAGGCCATATCGTTTGTGCTGCTAATGTATAGGCCATAGCTTGCACGTTTGACTTTAGCTCGTTCTTATTAAATTTACTTTTGCTAGATTTATAATCTACAATTTTTAATTTTTTATTATATTCAACTGGCTTATCGATGAATCCTCTAATTTTATATTTTGGGCTTTCGCTTTCCAAAAGGAACTCTTTCTCTGGTGAATTAACTTCTCCCTTAGCTCCATAAAAATCATTATCAAGCCCAACTAATATCATCTCTTCGCAGAGCAAGTAGTTTTCTTCAGAATAACCCTCTTCTTTTACTAGAGATTTTTTGACTAAACGTTTTACTGCGGGGGAAGCGTCTAGGGTTTGAGCTTCCATAATTAAATCGAAATGTTTTTTGTGTCTAGCTTTTACTAAAAGTTCAAAAATTAGGTGGCATACCGTTCCTCTTCTGGCTCCATCATTATTTTCTTGAGGCAGTTTAAGGTGGTAATTGCACCAGTATTTCCAAGAGCAAGACTCGAAAGTCTTTATCTTAGAGGCCGAAAGTATTTGTTCTTTACTCATTATTTAAATGGCATTCCGGAGACCCACAATACTAAGGAGTTCCTTTTGCCTTTGGTAACGGGATGTACTTTATGTAAACAGAAAGAGGGAAAAAGCAAAATAGAGCCTTTTGATTTATCCGCAACGTACGAGTTTTTGCTAGTTTTTAATTCAAGTTCTCCTCCCTCGTAGTCTTCTTGATCTGAAAGTTGAACGACAATGCTTATTTTACGCTGAACGCCATACGAGCCGTCTATATCTAAATGATAATCATAAAAGTCTCCATCTTTTTTTGATGAAGCTTCATAAGTGGTGTATTGACAATCTTCCCAAAACCCAGTTAAGTCAAATTTCCAAAGACTGTTATTTGCTTCTTCGGTTATAGATAAAAGTCTAGAGTAAATCCATTTATTTGATTCATTTAAAGGGAGCCAAGCAACTGAGCCTTTTCTATTTTCGCCTTGATCACCTTGTCCGAAAGTTTTAGCTGTCTCGTTTGTGAGTGAATCTCCGGTTTTTTTTATTTTATCTACTTCTTCGTTAGAAAAAACTCCTGTGCCTCCGTAATAAGTGCAGAAAGAGCGCTCTTCTCCTAATTTAGTGGAATCTATAAAGCAAGTTCTCATTTTTACGATTTTATTTTTTTATACCAATTTTCTATTTGCTCGCAAGACATTTCCCCAAAATCCTTACCAGAGGCTAGGGCGATTTGTATTTTATCTTCATCAAAATGATTTAAAAGTTTTTTCTTTACTCTTTCTGCTGCGTTTTTGCCAGCATTAGAGTCGTCGTTATCGAAGGAGATATATATTTTTTTGGGTCGAACCTTAAACAAGAAATTTAGGATGGAGTTATTTACATTTAGACCAAAGCTTACCATTGTATTCTTAATTCCGCAATCCCATAGTTTGAGCATATCTCCTATGCCTTCAACGAATATTACCTCTTTGCTTTCCATTAGGTATTTTAAGTTAAAAAATGCTGGATAAACCCATTTTGAAGTGTTGCCTCTATGGAACCATTTTATTTTATGATCGTTAATCGATCTTCCGGTAAATCCTACAATTTTTTCTTGATAGTTAAATACGGGGAAAACATATCTGTTTGCCATTTTTCCTGAAGAGACTACGCCGCCTCTAAAAAAAGCTAATGTAGAATCGGATATCCCTCTTTTTTCCCAATATTGATGATTAGGTAAAAGTTTAGTAAGCAATGCTTTATTAAAAAATTCTGGGCAATTTAGAGTATCGTAAATTTCAGTTTTTTCAGAAGCAAGTTGGGTAAAGTTGTGACGCTCTTTTAGCCACTTTTTTGCTTCCTCGAAGTTTACATTTAAAACTTCTTTTACTAAGTAGGCTAAAGGGCCTCCGGAATTAGTTTTATAATTGTACCAATTACCAGTTTTCTTATCTATTGTTAAATGAAGTTTTTGACCATAACGAAAGTTACGGTTGTAGTCTTTCAATCCTTTTAACCCAAGGTCTCCGAGTACTTCTTTGACATTCATTCTAAATAAGCTCCTCTTCGTCAGCGGGATTCATGTCATCCAACATTAGTCTGTTTTCCGCGTGAGTGGTAATTTCTCTTAAAGTACCTTTCTCTCTGATTTCAAAGTTATTGTAATGAAGGTTGAAATAATTTCTGTCTAGCCTATATGTACCATTAGGCATGAGGCGAGATACTAAATCCAACGCTCCGGGCGCATTTTCACCTTGGCTGCGCCCTTTAAACACGATCATTTTATGCGTTCCAAATCTTAACTGATTGAATCCTATCGTATTTATATTTTGGAAGACATCCTCTGCCTCTTCAGCGGTAATGCCTTCATCAAGCACAATTTCGTCAGGAGTTTTTATTCTAATTTCAGCAATAAAAGAGGCGTATCTTTGTATTCGGTCAGAGTCTGCAATGATTGTGCTGTCATCAGTAACTTCGGTTGATGACCTGTTGAAAGAATCACCTTTTCTGTTAGCTTGAATGGCCGTTAGCAATATAGCATTAATTTTAGTGCATATTTTATCGAGATGATCTATTAGTTCTCCAAGAGCTTGATGTTCGGCCCAGTTATTCTTGAGCATCTTAGAGTTACATTTTAAGTAATCAAAAGTTACTACGCAGGGGTTTCCTTCTCCTACTTCATTGTAGTACCACTCTAAAATTATTTGCCTTATTTCCTCAATACCTTCTTCCGGTATGTGTTTAATATACAAAGGCATATCTTCATTTATTTTCTCTACCTCTTCGTCAAACTTTAAAGAAAGTTCTGGATTAAATTTAACTTTGCCAGTTCTAATGGCGTAATTAGGAATTTTAGTTTCCATCGCGAAGAATCGGTCTTTTACGAATTCTTCAGCCATTTCAGTGTCAAGAATTAAAGTGGGTAAGTTGTGGTCTTTACATAGGTGATTAGAAAAGTAATGTAAAATGGTACTTTTTCCGATGCCACCTCTTCCTACGAAAACATATGTCATTTTAGGTTCAAAGCCACCGTACATAGTGTTAAACGTAGGGAATGGCGTAGCGTAGCCCATTAGCTCCACGGGATTATCAACTCTATCTCTTAGCGTTTTCTTATACCCTGAATAGATTTTTTTAGGACGAGTATCTTCGTCACTAGGTAAGATTATTTCATTACTAATTTCTTGTAATTCTTGAATTGTTTGAGCTTTGTCATCCCCAGAAGCTGAAGAGTAAATTTTAGTTTGGATTTTAGAAATTTTATCTTCTGCTTTGCGTAAAACATGATTAAAAGAAAGGTCATTAACTAGTTCTTTGGCTCCTTCGGGGGAAATTTTGAAAAGATCAATATTATTAATGTAATCTTTTATGTTTACACCGTCTTTATCAAAGACTCCTGCTTCAATACATTTTTCACCGATAACAACAGGGTCAGTGGAGCCTCCGTTTAAAACTTGAATTTTAAAAACGTCAAAAATTTGTTTATGAGTGGGGTGATGAAAACTCTCTCGATTAATCCAAGATTGATTTTCTATATAAATTTTAGGATGTTTTAATAGCGAGTAAAGCGTTTCCCTTTCTAGTTCGCTTCTGTATAGTTTGCTGCTCATATTAAGGTAAATTTAAAAACGACACCAAGACATAGCGTGTTCCGCTAGAGATGGGTTTGGCTCCGTGCCTGTGGGAAATCATTCCGGGGTGGAGAGACATTTCGCCAGTTTTACCAATTATGGTTTTTTGTTGGCGATAAAAGAAGGTTCCACCTCCTTCAAAATCCTCATTCAAAGTAAGCACCGAGCTTAACACGCTTTGGTCATGATGTAAAGACAAAAATCCTTGCTTCTCCATAGAATATTTAATAATAAAATTCTCGGCATTTAATTTTAACCATCTTCCCCCGTCTAATTTGTAGTAGTGAGCTGCTAATGGGTAAAGAAATTCCGACAAGACTTTTCTATAAATTTCATCAAACCCTAAAGACGAAAGCAATACATCGTGAGTGGGGTAATAGTCATGTCTACCTTCAGTCCATTTATTAGCCTCTTCGGCCATTTCTATTAATTCCTCGCAAAATTTATTAGTAAATATTGGGAAGTGAGCTACATCTGCGACAGGCTCTTCTACGATTAAGTCGTAATCTTTTGCTAGCATGGCAGGATTTATATACCTACTTTTCCATTCATCCCAGTTGGAAATGTTTTTTATTTGTGAGGGAGGACTTACTATTTTTTCTAAATTTTCTGTAGAGCTTACCGTGTTGGTGCTAGATTGACCTATGTAGTCCTCTTTAAATGAAAATGCTTTGGTGTCTTTCCAAATAAAATTTAAATCTTGTCTAGGGTGATCGCAGAAAGTAGCGGGAATAAACTCATCAACTGGCATTATTTTATTTTCAAAAGAAAATTGTAATAAATTTTTAATCCCAGAATCCGATAGCATGTAAGCGTGTAGATTGTAAGAGTATCCGGGAATCACTAAATTATTAGATACTTCACTTTGGTCTTCTTTTATCTTATTCCTGCCTAAGTAACAAAAGTCCCAATCATTCTGATCAAGTTCATTTATTAAATTTGGATCGATTTGCTTTATAGGTTTAAAGTCTTCTTCTAAAATAATAATTTTTTTATAATTTAAAGAATATGCATGTTTCCAGATTGATAAATGAGACAAAGCGCAGCCAATTTCTCCGGGTTTCATGTCTCTATTCCACCAAGAGTTATCTGAATTTTCCAACTTCCAGTTAAATAAACTCCACTGAAAATCAACCTTCGGATCAAAGCCGTTAACAGCTTTAAACAACACTAATTGCTGAGAGTCTATTTTAAGAGAATTTACTCTTTCTATAATTTCCTCTCTTTTTTTAACGAGGTTTTCTTCTAAAGCTATTACATATATGCAATCAATCATAATGTTATACCAAATTTACTTTTAAAAAACTCTTTTGAGATATTTTTAACTTCGGCCTCTTCTATTTCAACTAATGTGAAATCATTTTTTTCTAGCCATTCGCTTTTTTCCATGTCTCTTTTTATAGATTTAAGGTAATTGGCTCTGGAATTTGCATGAAAAAATTTATTAAAAGAATTATGTTGTCCTCCGTTTACCTCTATGGCTATTTTTTTTGTAGCATTAAGAATGTCTACTTTCATTTTAGTGCCATAAACGGGAAATTCTTCATAAACCATTTGGGTTTTCCAAAAGGTCTTAAGAAATTGCTTTACTGAAAATTGTATTTTAGAGCGAGATTTACCGTCCCAATCTATTAGATATGGTCTAACATTTTTCTTTTGTAGTTTCCCGTATATATTATAAAGTCTCATGACTTTTTTAGGACTTCTCTAAATTTGTTAAAAATATATTTACCTATCTTATCATTTTCTTCAAAGTACTTTCTAAGATTATCAAAACCTTGATGTTGGTTTTTCATTTCTTCTCCCGTTTCTTTTTTTACTTCCTCTATAAGCTCTTCAGATATGGATACCCATGCGCCACTTTTCTTAGCCATATCAAATTGTAACATCATATCAGCTACTTCGGCTTCTACCCATATACTTTTACCTTCTTTTCTGCCGTACTTGATGGGATATTTAACTATCACTCCAGTTTTTTCATTAGGGGTTTTCTTGAATATAACCTTGCACCAGTGGCCTATTGGAGTTTTTCCATCTTTGTCAAAAATGATATCGGCTTTATACCTTTCTTGGAACTCTAGAATCCAATCGCTATAATGCAAAAGAGCATTACCTCCTGAAGCGTTAGTGACTCTAGCGTCAGACTTTTCATAAGGATTTATAGAAACCTTAGATCGAACTTGAGAGATTAAATAACATACATGACCTTTAGATGTCATTGATAAAGCCATTTTTCTAAGGAAGTCGGAGCTTAGAAGCGCTCCTCCAGCAACTTTATTAGCTTCTTCGGGCGATTTTTCTAAATCAGCTTTAGGCACTAAGGAATCCATAGAATCAATAATGAACATATATTTTCTTTTAGTATCATTATTGTGGACAAGCTCTCTTAATAAGTTGATGACGGATTCGTAGGTATTACTTTTATAAACAAACCATTTCTTTTTATCGGTGTCGAGGCCAGCTCTGGAAATCATTTCTTCCGTCAAACGACCTTCAGACTTTATGTATATAACTTTGCTATTCTCCTGTTTTTGGAAGTTCTTTGCAAAAGACAAGGCGCATGAAGTTTTACCTCCCTCAGTTATTCCGGAGGCTCTTATAATGCCGGGTCCTATACCTCCGCCCATTTCAATATCTAGTAATAGACTTCCACTGGACACTGCATAACTTCTTTCTTCTTCAAAGTTATAATGATCTCCTTTGTTATTCTCTAGATAAGCTTCTATTTGCTCTTCTGGAGTTAATACAGATTCGCTACTTTTTTTTCTTTTCATCTTTAAAAAAATTAAATTTACTATTGTTGGGGGCTTTATATTTTGATATTTTTTCGTTCTTTGGTATAGTGTAATCGTATTTCTTTTCAGGGTTAAAATCAATTTTCTTAAGTACTAAAAATTTATAGTACTCATTTTTAATTTCGTTTTTAACCGCAGACTTGCGAAAATAAGCTAAACTAGGAATTGGAAAGGGTAAGCTAAATTGAAGCCAAAAATCAAATTTAAATTCTTTATAATCTTCAGTTATTATCTTTTTAGCTAGACCTTTTTCTCTAATCCACTCTTTATTTGTGAAGTCTTTCGCTTGGGGAATGAAATTCCAGATCAAAAATTCACCTTGATTTCGGATATTAGGCTTTTGTCCTTTATTATTGTAAAGTAATTTATTTAGAGAAAATTTAGGACGCTTTTTGGATTTCATCGAGGTCCAACTTTACCATGCTTTCTACTAATTTGTCAAAGCTTTTCTGGGGTTTCCAGCCTAATTTTTGTATGGCGTCAGTCGGGTCTCCAAGGAGTAAATTAACCTCGGCGGGCCTAAAATATTTAGGATTAATTTTTACTAAAACAATTTTTTTGTCTTTATAATTATGTATAAATTTTTCCTCTTGACCTTCGCCTTCCCACTGCCCTGTAATATTAGCAATATTAAAAGCTTTTTCAATGAACTCTCTTATAGAGTGTGTTTCTCCGCTTGCTAAAAGATATTCTTTAGGCTCTTGTTGATTTAGCATTAGCCAAATACCCTCCATGAAGTCCATACTGTCACTCCAATCTCTTTTAGAGTCTAAGTATCCTAGCTCAATGGGAGTAACTTGAGGCGGAAAATCGTCGGACCCATTAGATTTCCAAGCGTTAATACTGCGTAATTGATTGTGAATTTGAGCAACTCCTTTCGATATTTTACGGGTTACAAATTCTTCTCCGCGCTTCGTTCCTTCATGATTAAATAAAACTCCATGTATTGCGTACAAATCGTAAGATTCTCTGTATACTTTTACGATATGCCTAGCGGCGCATTTTGAAGCTCCGTAAGGGCTTCTGGGCTTCATAGGGTGGGTTAAGTTTTGCGGCGCAAAATCAACGTCACCAAATTCCTCACTACTTCCTGCGCTATAAAACCTGCAATCCGGTTTAAATTTTCTTATAGCCTCTAAGGCTCGTATTACACCCATAGCATTAACATCAAAAACTTGCATGGGCATATCCCAAGAACATCCAACAAAACTATTTGCCGCAAAGTTGATGAAGTAATCTGGTTGAATTTTCTTTACTAATTCATTTATACTTACTTCATCAGTTAAATCACCATTTACTATATTAAAGCTGGGGTGGTTTTTAATATTTTCAATATTTTTAAAATTAGGAACAGCAGAACGACGCATCATTCCATATATTTCAAAATTATTTGCTTTAGAAAGCAAAAGTTCTGCCATGTTTGCCCCATCTTGCCCTAAGATGCCAGTTATTAAAATTTTTTTACTCATTTGTTAGAATTGATGTATTTCATAATGTTTCCGCAGGGTTCCCAATTTAAAAGACTTTTAATTTTAGAAATGTCTGCAAGCGTATCTTTAGCTTCTCCCTCTCGGTTATCTATAAATTGATAATCTCCTCCTATGTTTTTAGCTAAGTCTAAAACTGAGTAATTAACGCCCGTTCCAACATTAAAAACTTGACCAAATATCTCTTCTTTATCATTTTTAACGGCTGCAATATTGGCTTTAACCACATCTTTTACGTGAGTAAAATCTCTAGTTTGAGAGCCATCTCCAACAATAGTCATTGGTTTACCTTCTTTAAATTGTTTCAAGAAAAGGCCCACTACCGGAGCGTAAACCCCTTTTAGTGGCTCGCGGGGTCCATAAACATTAAAGTATCTAAATATAACAGTCGGAACGTTAAATAATTTATAATACATTTTACATAACTGTTCTGCGCTATATTTAGTTGTTGAGTAAATATTTAAACAGTCAGCGGGCATATCTTCTGAGAGGGGTATTTGATTTTTTAACCCATATATAGAAGATGTTGAGGAAAGCACAAATCTTTTTACTTTATATTTAGCGCATAGCTGAAGTAATGAGGCTGTAGCTGTAAAATTAACATCGCAGGTAGACAAAGGGTTTTTCATAGCCACTTGGATTCTTGAATAGGCGGCAAGATGAAAAACGTAATCCGGTTTAAATTGCTTGAAATCATTTTCTACCTTCTCCGAATTACAGACGCTAATTTTTGACCATGAAGCCTTTGAATTAAAGTAAAAATCATCATTACAAGAAGCCGAGAGGTCATCTATAACATGAACCTCATTTCCAAGTTTAATTAACTCATCAACTAAGTTACTGCCGATGAAGCCGCACCCTCCTGTTACTAAACATTTACTCATTTTTAATTTAATACTTCTTTACATTTTTCTATAAACATGTCTAGTGAAGTTGACGCTCTCGATTGAAAATTATGATAAACTAAATCTTCATACGAGCTTCCTATACCAAATTTAATATTTTCTTTTAGATGCCATTGAGGCTGAACGCAATGAGAGAAGTGAATATATTTTACTTCGAACCCTTTTTCGCGAGCTACGTAAGAAAGCTCTTCCCCACAGTCGCTTCTGTAGGTTTCTAAATAAGATGGCTCTCCTAGGGTTTTATAGGTTTCTTTAGCTATTAGGAAGAAAGCGGGGCCAGCATATGTTTCTTCATGATTAGTTAAGTTTTTATCGTTGTTGGCGGGGCTTATATGTTTAGATATATCTTCTCCTCTTTTGATAGCGTGAGAAAGGGCGATTAGTTTGTCAGCTTCATGCCTATGATTATTACTGGTTTGTTCTATTCCTATTATTGCATTTTTATTATAGATTCTACCTATTAGGGTTTCCAGAACATTAGGAGACAAAGGTATAGCATCCACATCAACAAAACAAAGATAATCAACGTTTTCTTCACGAGACAGAGTGTTTAATATTTCCCCATGTCTTGACCCAGATGTAACATAGTTAATATTAATTCCAAAATGATTAAAAACTTTTTTATTATATTCTATGTATAAAGGATCACAATCGAAAGCGGGACAATAGACTCCCACTTTTAATTTTTCTTCATTTATTTTTATATGATTATAAATAAAACTCATTTAGAAATGTTCGGACAGGTAAATTTATTATTTTTCTTTTTAAATAAAACATCAATAGAAACAGTGTAGTCTGAAACTAAATTTTTATCTATAAAATCAAAAACTGAAAAATCATTTTCATCCATAAACTCAATAACCTCCGAGAACAGTGGAGCCTCTTCGTTCCATTGCTGAAGCTGAACTTCTAGTAGGCAAAATGTGGCATTTTTAAGTGTGTCGGAAGCTCCTTTTAACACTGATATTTCAGCGCCTTGAACATCTAATTTTATTAAATCTACTTTATTAATATTTTTTTCTTCTAGAAGATTGTCCAAGGTTTTAGATTTTAATATTTTAATTTCTATATTGGAATCAGAATAGTGTTTAGTTTTTTCTTTAAATATAGAGTTGCCAGTTTCGAGATTATCGGCGGAAGCGTTTTTTAAGGTATGGTAATTACAATCTTTAGAAGTTTCACTTAGCAGCTCAATGCAGAATTCTGCCTTGGGGTGTTTATCGCAAATACTTTGTAAAGCGTTACTGTGTTTTAAGTTGGCCTCTACCATCAAAAAATGAGAATCCGGAAAATAAAAAGCCATTTGATCGGTCCAGCTCCCCACATTGGCTCCTATATCTAATATATATTGTGGCTGAAAACCAAAGCCAGCTAGTGATTTAATTCTATGCATCTTGCTTTAAGAAAATTTCATTAAATTTTTTCATGACTTTTTCAGGAGAAAAATCTTTATAACAATTCCAATCTTTCGCTGGTTGCTTTTTGAATTCTAAAAATATACTTAGTAAGTCTATTGAGTTTTCATAAAGAAAAGCTTTGTCGCCTAAAGTTTCTATATGATTTTTTTCGTTAGAACCAGACCAAGTTATTACAGGCTTGTTTCTTAAAGAAAACTCTCCGCAAGCTAATCCGAAGCTTTCACCTTCTAGTCGGGCATGAATCATAGCATCGCAGGTGTTTATAAATTTAGTTTTATAATGCATTCTGGCGGTACTTTCTATGAAAAATACTCTTTCGTGATCAATGAACTTTTCAGTATTCTGAAATATAAAATAAATATCGTCTCTTCTTTTAAGTACCTCAGATATTACATGATTGACAAACGGTAGACTCCAAGTGTCTCTCCCTCCATTCCTGCCAAAGACCAAAGCTGAATCAGGTATACCTAGATCATTTCTCAGATTTCCGTCCTGTTTAGGTAGATCGACTATATGCGGTACAAAAGGAAGTTTGCCTTGTGAACATTTTTCACTTAACCATTTTGAAACATAAGCGTATACATGTCCGTGCGGTTCAGACTCTAGTCCCGTGCAATGTATTAAATTTTTACAAACTGAAGATTGGCGTTCATCATTTTTGCCAGCCTTTAAAATATAAACTGCATCAGCTTTACTTTGAGTTAATACTTCGTCTAACTTTTTTTCATTTTCTAAAGCGTATATTTCACTGAAAGAGTCGTTAAATTTTTCAATAGCGCTATCGCTATTGCGATGGTCTTGGCTAGAATATATTATGCACGATTCGTTACCTAATAGGGTTTGATTGTAAAAGGCATAGTCATACATTGCGACGGTAGTACCTCGCAAGCATAAGTGAGGAGAGTAAAAAGCTATTTTCACTGTATTGCAGATTTATATATTCCACTTTGAGAACCTTGAACAAAGACCGGAGGTTCCCACCAGTAGACGTTCATGTCATGTTTGAATAGTTGATAATTGTATTCCCAATCGGCAGGTAAAGTCCAAGAATTAAAGGTTTTTAATATTTTTTTTGCTGCATCTAATTTTATTATGATTGAGTCAGTGCATTTAGTAGCGGGATGGTTTTTTAAATATGCAATTTTTCCTTCTTCTAGTTTAGCTTTAGGTATTCTGAGATCACATCCACTACCGGGAAAAATGTAGTCCCAATCTTCTGGGGTAGATTCTAAATTTTTATTAAATATTTCAGTAAAGTTGTCGGTAAACAAAACGTCGTCCTCTAACAAGAGGGTGGTATTTATTTTTTCTCTAACAATTTTTTTGAGAGCTAGATAATGTTTAAATAAAAGAGATATTTCACTGTCTCTTAATTTACGAGGAGCAAAGTTTTCCGGTTGAATTTTATTTTTCCAATCTTCTTCCGAAAATTTGTATAATTTTTTTATATCAGTTTTTTTTGGCTCTCTATCTATCCAACTGCACTCTAAGTCATGCTGTTTTAAGAATGCGCTGAAAAGAGTTTTTCTGTTTACGAGCGGTTTATAATGTAAAACTATAATTTTATCTACATTAATCATTAAAATTCTCCAATTTGTAAATTCATAAGATAATTATCAAATAATAGGGTGTCGCTGTCGAAGTTGCCCCATATTTTTTCGTGTAGTTCTGGTGATAGTTTGATGTTATTAAGTTCACTCCATGAATCTAAGATGAGAAAAGGAATTTGTTTATTTTTAAAATAATTAACATTTATTCCACTAGAAACTATAGGAATGGAATTTAAATATAATGCTTCCCAGTGTTTATGGCAATCTATACCATTCCCATCAGGAGAAACTATAAAGTAAGACCGAGCTACTTCTCGGAGATACGATTCAAAATCTAATTTAGGCTCTAATTTAAAGCCTGTTTCTCTTAAGCAAGTTTGCCGTTCTTGTAAATTAGTGTAAATGTCGAAGTTGGTGTAAAAAAGTTTATCTTTTTTTATTTCTCCATTTATTAATTCATTTCTAATTTTAGTAAAAATTTCAGGATTACCGTGTGACCATTTTGGATTAGCTAGTCCTATTGGGATAGGTGTAACTTTGGCGTGTTCTATATTTATGTTCTGACCTTTCCAGCTAAGAACGCGCTCGTCCTCTAAAAACTTAGAGAATCTTTCATCAATAGGAATATCTGAATTGTGGGTGATTATATGAAATGGCTTTTGTATATCTACATAGTGAAAAAAGTTTCCTACATATTCGGTTTTGATAAATACAGTATCATTGTCTAAATTTTCCTTAATTGAAAAATTAAAATCATGTGTTCTTGCGTCTGTGTATTTGCCCACCGAATACTGGCACATGCTTTTAAAAGCGTTGCCACAAATGTATTTATAATCAGTCATTTATTAGGAAGATATCTTAAGGAGAATATCGTAAATTTCATTTTTCTTTTCTCTCATTAAATTTATTAACTCAACCCCGTGCTTTTCAAACCAAGGCTCATGGGAAGCGCCTACAAGTTTAGTTATAAACACTTTCATGTTCATCATTTTACATTCTAACGTCACTCTAGAGCAGGTTTCAGGTGTTAAAGGGTAAAAAGCTAGGGCTTGATTTTCGGATAGCTTCCATAAAAACCTATAATAATCATCATCATAAACGAGATCATAATCATAATTTTCTTCTATACAAAAAGATATAGCTTCAGGGACACCTTTTTGAGGCCACCTCGACTTTACTACCGAAACAATTGGTTTTTTGTCTTTTTGAGAAAGAGATTCAAGCAACGAGAGAGTCTCTTCTGACCATAAATTTCCGGAAAAATTAATCGTATTTAGCTCCTTGATGTTTTCGTTATGTATTCTTTCTTGAAGCTTACTCTGGCAAATAACAGCTTTAGATTTTTGATAAAAATCTACATAGATTAAGTCTTCTTCGGGAACCTTAAAATCTTCGTACGCCGCAGGGTTCATGTGCCTTACGAATTTATAATCGTGAGCATATATGAGGTAATTAAGTGTTTTTAGCTTTTCTAACGAGTCTTCCGGTATATGAAGAAAATTAGAAACAATATAAAAAGCTTGCGAATTTTTCTCTAGAAAGTCTATAGAGACTTCTTCACTCTTGATTTTCTCTATGTCCTGACCGTTTTTGAGAAATATCTTTAAAATTTCTTCGTCATTAAGCGCTGCACCGCCTACGAAATCTTCAATAAAGAAGTCACTGACAATAAAATATTTCACCCGCTTATTATGCAGGAATTATACTTTTTTGGGAAGCTTATTTTTGAAGTCTATCAAGTTTTTCTTCGATGCGATCAAACCGATGATGAACAACTTTAACCAAGTTTTCAAAGTCGCCTTTATTTACGTATTTTTCGGGTAAGCTTAATGCAAGATCGTTTATTTTTTGTCGAGTTTCTTTTAGGTCGTCCTCGTGGTGATCGCGCAGTTCATCTATATGATTAGCGTTTGTGTTTGTTTTCTCCCAAATAGTCTTAAGTATCCAACTTCCAAAAAAAGTAAAAATACCAATTATCACATTGATAAAAAACTGAAAATCTACTTGCATATAAGTATATACACTTAAAAATATTGAACTGTTTATTTTTTAATAAAATATATTATTTTTAATTTAATAAAGTGTAATTTTATGTAGATGTATGAGTTATTAATGGCTCCCTATAGAGTTAAAGTTTACCTCTGTGAAGACGGCAACTGGAGGCATGATACTGTTTTTATATACAACAATTCAAAATGCATTGCTGAAAAAGAAATAGATTCAGTGATGCAATACTTATTTGACGAAGGATTTATTAAGGATAGAAGAACTAAATATTATATAGCAGAGAGAGGCTCTGATTGATGTGCGGATTCCCTCCAATATTTAATATGAAAAAGATTTTTTTGGCTCTTATTCGTACCATCCGGTGATTGCGGTACGTTTTTTGTCGGGGTTTGTAACGTGATTAACTAAATGAGGCATACCGCCATCGCTTACATCAAAAATTACCAAACTATTGAATGTGGGTACTTCTACGTGTTTAACGGTACAATAATCCTCTTCCATTCCAAAAAACAAACCCCCATCTTGAGGAAGCCAGTTTTTAGATAAATTAAGGACAATAGTGACTCTTCCCTTGGAGTTATCGTTGTGGGGACCGTTATAATCTCCTAGCCCATACCTGCTCGCAAAAAGCTCTCCGGGTTTTAAATCTTCGTATCCACTGATTTCGTTTAAAAAATCTACCATAGGGGAGTTTTCTAGGAAAGATTTACGAAAAACACATTCTTCACAGAGGCAACTGGGGTAATGACTACCAAAAAAAACTCTTTGATATATATAAGAAAAACCTCGGTTTTCTTTGTATATTTTATTTAAAAAATCTCTTTTAGTGGCTATAAGTTTTTGCAAACTTTTGCTTCCATCTTCGGGATATACGTTTGTAGACCAATTTTCTAGACCCAAATCAGGATCAGGCAAAAACATCCACGACCACCAATCAGCGGGAACTTTTTCGTTATAATATGTGCTTAACTTTTCTGCCTCCTCAATTTGCAGAAAGTTTTTTATAACAATAAATTTTTCTTTTTGATACTCTTCTTTAAGGGATTGAATATCTAAGTCTTTATTTATTAAATTTTTAGGTTCCATGATTTATTCGCTATGAAATTCACCGTCAGGACCAAAATTACCCTCAACACCGAGTTCGTCAAGAAAGTTCATTCTGTCGTGTAGACCGTAAAGCATATTAGTTTCGAGGGAAAAGCCTACATACGGAGGATAATTATTGGTAGTAAAAGAATGAGTAGCTAAGAGTGAATCTACGAATAAGTCAAAAAAACTTTTGTTAAAGGAAAACAAGGTGGTAAAAATGCCGTCTTCAAAAGTATTGTGTTTTTTGCAGTTGAATTCATGATTAACGTGGTTGTGAACATTAAACTTATTGTTTAATTTATATCTACCACTCATTTTAAAGTAAATATCGTACAAGGGGTATTGAATATTTTTTAGATAAAATAAGGTTTTAAGCAAGAGGAATGATTCTGCATGACTTTTATTGGGATGATTTTTAAAAAAATTAAAAATATAATCGTTATCTTGGGAGGGCGTTATAAGATAATCCGCTTTACTTTTAATTTTTTTTATTTCTTCATCTGATAAGTTAGAGCATTCCGACACTATAATGTCGGAAGACGGGCAATATTGTCTTATACTGGAAATAGATTCAATAAGCTGATCAAATCGCTCAGAGGCACTGTACAGGCTTCTTACGGGGCTGTAATCTAGCTCGATTGACGGGTCAAAGTTGACGCAAGACGGAACTATAAATAGCGTCTTCAATTTAAAAATCGTCCTCTAATACGCCAGAGCTTTGGTAGTCTTTGACTTTTCTTTCAAAGAAATTTGTCATTGCTCCGGTGTCTACCACCTCAGATAACCAAGGGAAGGGATTATTGTCGCTATCGAAACGGTAATCAATCCCAATGCCTTCGAGTCTCCTGTTGCCTATATATTGCATATAGTCTACGAACATATCTGCATTTAACCCAAGAATTCCACGAGGAAGAACATCGTGAGCATATTTAATTTCAAGCTCTACTGCTTTTTTGATATGCTCTACAGTTTCCTCTTCGAATTTTTTAGTCCAAATCGAAGGGTATTGCTCTTTTATAGTATTAATAAGGTATGTTCCAAATTGGATATGTAGGCTTTCGTCTCTTAATGTGTATCTAATTTGATCTGACAATCCGGGAAGTTTATTTTGTCTTCCCAAAGCTAAAAGCATAGCAAACCCGCTAAAGAAAAATGTTCCTTCACATACTATGTAATAGGTTACTAAATTCCTTAAAAACTCTTTTTTGCCGTCCGCTGATTTAGTGGTAAAATCTTGCCTGTTAACGTCAGAAGTTATACTCATTAAGAAATCGTCTTTAGCCTTAATTGACGGTATATTATTATAAGCTTCATATACGTCAGAGACTTTCAAAGAATAAGAATCGCAGCAAGTTACAACCGTCCAGTTGTGAAGAGATTCTTCGTAAGCTTGTCTTAAGATGTATTGACGACATTCAGGGTCAGTTACCCATTTCGCGACAGTAAGTAGTAAGTTATTGCCAACCAAGGACTCACTTCCAGCAAAAAACCCAAGACATCTTTTAACGAGTAATTTTTCATCTTCTGTTAAGGTTCCGTTTTTCCATTGATCAACGTCATCTGACATGTTTATTTCTGAAGGAGACCAATTATTAGCTACTCCTTTTAAAAATAAGTCCCACGCTAATTGATGCTTGTGAGGTAAAATTTGATTTACTCCGGCAACTTCTTCTCCTAGTAACATTCCATCTTTACTCATATTATATCTCCTGTATTATTGGCAGCTTTCACATGTTGGGTCTAGAATAGAGCAAGATGGCGTAGATGTGTTTTCTGGCTCTGCGCTAGACTTGGTTGATTTTTCAATTTTACTTGCAGATTTATTTCTCAAATAGTAGGTGCTTTTAAGTCCTCTATTTTTCGCATGAAAATACAAGTCATTCAAATATTTTAATGATGTTGAATTATTAAATAAATTCAAAGATTGGCCCATGTCTATCCACTTTTGTCTAGCCGCAGCGCAGTCAACTAGCTTAAATTGATCTTGATCAAATGCAACTCTGAATCTCCTTTTTAAGTCTTCAGGAAGCTCTAATTGAGATACGTCTCCATCGACAGCCTTTAAAGCGTCAATTAATTTAGGGGTCCAAATATTTAGCTCTTTGCATTCTTTAATGAACCATTCGTTAGTTATAAATAAGTTCCCGCTTTTGTTTTCGTAGACGAAAAAGGTAGAGAAATCAGGATCAATAGAAGGAGAGCAACCTTGAATATAAGATATAGTAGCAGTAGGAGCAATAGCCATAGTATTGCTATTACGCATACCGCCGCTTTTAATAGATTCCCTAACAACTTTCCAATCGACTTCAGGAGCATATTTTTTTCCTCGGTGAGATATAGGTTTCTTATCGAGGTAATTCATTAAGCTTTTGTACGTATCCAATGGAAGAATATCTTGATTCCATAAAGAGCCTTCAAAAGTTTTATAAGCGCCTCGTTCTTTGGCTAATTTAGACGAATTTAATATACAGTGATAAGAAATAAATTCATATAGCTCGTCAGCCAACTTGACAGCCTCGTCAGATGAGTAGTCTAGTTTGTATGAGTGAAAGACATCGTGCCATCCCATGCTTCCTGCTCCTACGGGTCGGTGAGATAAATTAGATTTCTTAGCTTCTTCTGTTGGGTAAAAGTTCAAGTCGATAACATTATCGAGCATTCGCATTTGATTTTTAATTGTATTTGACAACAATTCATAATCTAATTCACCCTTATCGTTTAAATGCTCTTTTAAATTGACTGAGCTTAAATTGCAGACTGCAGTTTCTCCGATTTCAGTTTTAGTTCCTTCGTTAAATCTAGAGGGTTTAGTATGAAGGAAAATTTCAGTGCAAAGATTAGAGCTGTGAATTACTCCTTCGTGAGAGTTAGAGTATCTCAAGTTAGAGTTGTCTTTAAAGGTCATCCAAGGATGACCTGTCTCAAACAAGACTCTTAACATTTTTTTCCATAAATCTTTAGCGGGGATTTTTTTGTAATTTTCAATTTCACCTGCGTCCGCTAACTTGCAGTATTTCTTATACTTCTTATCGAAATCTTCTCCGTATGTTTCATGTAAGTCTCTTACGTCCGAAGGAGAGAATAAATACCAATCTTGACCTTTTGAGATTTTTTCAAAAAACAAATTAGGAAGCCAATTAGCAGTATTTAAATCGTGACATCTGCGACGTTCTTCTCCAGTGTTTTTCTTTAAGTCTAGGAAGTCTTCTATGTCTAAATGCCAAGGTTCTAGGTAAGCGCATCCCGCTCCGGGCCTTTTGCCTCCTTGGTTTACCGCGACTAATAAATCGTTGTAAATTTTTAACCAAGGTACTAAACCGCTAGATGTCCCATTCGTTCCTTTGATGTGCGATCCGGAAGAGCGAAAATTAGAAACATCGAAACCCAAGCCTCCTGCGTACTTTGATTTTCTAGCTTCTTGCCACGCTCCTTCAAAAATTCCATCTATTGAATCATCGAATGTGTTCAAGTAACAACTAGATAACTGACTGTGGGTGCTTCCGCTGTTAAAAAGCGTTGGAGTTGAACAACATAAATGGAATTGAGAAAGGGTGTTGTAAAATTCTATAGCTTTTTCTTCCTTGTCCTTTTCATTAATACATAGGCCCATAGCTACTCTCATCCAGAAAGATTGTGGGGATTCTAATCTTCTTCCATCTAGGTGGTGAAAATATCTATCATAAAGAATTTGAAGTCCTAAATATTTGAACTTAAAATCTCTTTCTAATTTTAAAGAGTCCGATAATTTTTTAAGATCAAATTCTAATAGTCTTTCATCTAGAATTGATTCTTTTACTAAAAGTTTTATATTTTTAATAAAAGAAAGTCGGTATTGGTTTTCAAAAGCATCTTTATCAACACTGCTACCAAATACTTCTTTATGTATATTTCCTAAAAGAAGCCTAGCAGCTACGTAAGAATAATTAGGTTCTTTCTCCATTTTAGCTCTAGCAGACATAACTAGAGCTTTGTCGATTTCCTTGGTGGTTATTTTATCGTAAAGTTGAACATGTGCATCTAAAACTACTTCACTGGCCGAAACATCACTTAAATTTTCGCAAGCCCTTTCTACGCATTTGTTGATTTTGTTTGTGTTTAATTCTTCTAAACGACCATTTCGTTTTTTGACATTAATAGCTTTGGAATCCATAAAAGACTTTCGTGTTGAGATGCAAATTATATTACAGTTTTTATATTTCTAATGAAAGAAAAAAAACAAAAACTGCTAAAAAAAGGAATAGGAGTTACAAAAAGTGTAACGACTTACAGTTGAATAGAACCAAAGCCTTTTTTCTTTGGGTCATTATCGTGCTTTACGCCCTTGCGCTTCTTTTCGTAATCCTTAAAGTATTTTTCTTTAACGGGGTCTTTACCTGCCTTTTTAGCGCGTTTTTCGCTCATGTCCTTGGACAAGTCCCACATGTCTCCAACGGTCATCCCATGTTTAGCGGTACGTTTAGCGAAATCCTCCCTAGAAAAACAATCTCCTTGAGTATCTACAGAGGCATTCGCGGCAAAAAAGACCCGATCCCACTTAACACCCTTTTCATCTACGTAAGTATGATTTTCTTTCATTGATTGAATTACTTCAATCTCTTCTCCGGTTTGGGGATGTTTAAAAACGTAGAGTGGCATATTAGGCGTTTATGTTGTAGTAAGCTGGGTTGTCTGGAAGTTGATTGCAAGTAGTTTGATATTTAAAGTTTCTATTAACATCTTGCATTTTAGATTTCGGAATACTTTTGCCGTTTACATTCGAGACTTTTCTTTTACCTTGAATTAGCTCTCTGGTGATTACTCCAACTTGATAACTTGTATCCCAAACTCTATTCCACTCAACCCCCTTTTCGTCTGTATAGACGTGCTTATCTGTCATTGATTGATTAACTTCAATAACCTCTTTAGTTTTAGGATGTTGGAATGTGTAAAGCGGCATATTATTTTAATACACTTAAAATACCATCTACCATACGGGAAGCTGTAAAATCTTTTTGTAAATTAAGTCCTTCTTCATTTAATCTATTATTTTCCACCTTTTTAATAGCTTCTTCGCAGCCGCTGATAAAGTCATCATCGTCAAAGTCAAATATATTTCCTTGGTTAAAGGGTTGACCTTTTTTGAAAAATACATTGTCGTACGCTGGTATTTTACCTCTAGGTTCGACTAAGGTGCAATTTTTTTCAGTTGCCCACTCCTTGTATCCAGTGCAGTTATGTATCACTGCATGTTTTCCTATTGCTACTGATTGAAACTCAGGAAGACCCCAGCCCTCTGCTCCGGACATTCCTATAATGATATCTCCTGAATTTAAGAAATCATTATATAAAACATTTTGCACCATATGACCCAAGAAGTTAACATTAAAGTAAGAACTTCCATTTAGGCAATTAGCAAACATTTGCTTATTAGAATTTTCATCCATAAATGGATTATAAATCGCGCATTGAAGATTGTATTTAGAATTATTACCGTACTTCTTAACCCATGCCTTTATTATTTTTTCGTGACGCTTTCTGTGTTCAAACTTTCCACAAAGGTTGAAAGTTATCCTATCGTCATCGAAATATTTTTTTTCTATTCTTTTAAAATTGTAATTATCAAAAGCTAAAGGAATCACTTTGCTTTTAACACCTTTACTTTCTAGAACTTCTTTGCAGTAAGAATTTGTTACAAGAAGGTTGTCTACGTTTTTGGCAACAGATAACTCGGTTTCAGTGGGTTCATCTAGCTCGTAAAAAGTTATTAAATTATGAACTTTAGAAAATGAGTCGAGGCCTCCGCTTAAGTGCCATAGTTTAAATGTGGGAGTGTCTCTTGAGTGTTCGGTTAAACTTATTTCACTATTGCGTACTAACCATTTAAGAAAATCTTTTGGTAAACTTGGGTCTGATTCTTCTGGTTGACTTCTAAAGTCTATTTTATCGCCTATTGGGAATAGAGGGACATAAGAAAGGGAATCCCTTCGGAAAAGTTCCCTCATAAAGAGGGTTGAAACTTGACCGAAGGAGACTCCGTTGATTGGAAGGTTTAGCGAAAAAGCCATTAAAGAACGTCTTCGTCGATTTCTTGTGCGACTTCTTTTTTGGGTGCTTCAGTAGAGCTTCCGGAAAATTCTTTAGCTTTTAAAATTCTAAAGTCTGGATATCTTTCGTTCTTTTTTTCTCGGTTAGCAAAAACAACTACTTTCACTTTCTTTTCTACACCCATATCATCTTCTACAACGATATGTCCAGCTAGATATTTTTGCCCTCCGTTCTTGCTTTCTTTCTTCCACAGAGCGCCAAGTTCTTGATTGTTGTTGTTTGTGTTAGTGTTGCTATTTTCTGACATAAGAGCTACTATAGGTTTATTATTTATATTAGTCAAGATATTCTTTTACGAAAGGCTTGACGTGTTTTTCCGATAAAATTTCTTCCACTTCTTCTTGTGGTCTTTGTAAGAATTCCCATTCTATTGAATAGTCTGCAGCTACCTTTAATTTGGGGTCGTTAATTTTTTCTGAATCATTAGCTCCTTCTTTTTTTACAATAATGGGTGGTGAATGATCTCCTGAGTCAACTTTTACAAAATTTGATATATGTACTAATAATCCGTTTAATTCTTGTTTAAGCCAAAAAATTTCATCTTTTTCATAATGATCAAACCTTATATCTGTTATTACTATAATTTCATCTGGCTCTAATTTTAAATTTTTTATTTTTTTATTTAAAATATTTATCCAATGGCGACCTAAACTTTGACCACGCATTAAATTTGCGTGAAAAACTAGAAGAGGCCTTATAACCTCTTTGTCTTCTCGTGAGCAAGTAGAGGCATTTATCCCATAGTGTTTAATTGTCCACTCAGATACTTCATCCTTTAATGCTTCGGCTAAAGATAGCTTTTTGCATTTTTTGAATTTAGAAAGTAGCGAAAAAAATAAATCTTTTCCACTTCCAGCTACGCCAGAAACCCCTATTACTTTATTCTTTGTCAATTTTTCTTACTTTCGAAAATAGAATCGAACTCATCTACAGCAAGGCCGTATGTAGCGGTTCCTACGTGATCGAGCTTCGATCCTGTATCTAACCAAATTGATCCACCTATTTTTTTCCACCTTTCGCAAAAAGTATAATCCTCTGACAAATAGTTTCCACCCGTTTCGTGAATTGAGGTATCAAAGAATGAATAGGTGTTTTGTTTTATTTTTTCTATTAACTCTTCTCCTAAAGCCGCCACTGCATCGTCAGAGTAGCCTTTGGTTTCTAGCTCGGATTTATATTTAAGTTCAGGGAAAGAGTCTTTCATCATTTCGAGGCATTCTCTTTTTATACACATGAATCCTGTTCCGGCTCTTTCTACCTCAATAAACTTATTGTCATCCACTACAGCGTCCTCTTTGAAATCAATTACATATCTAGTGGGTATACTTTTAGTTGGATAAGCCCCAACAGAAACCATCCTATCTGACAAGCATAACCTCAAAAGTGAAGTAGGGTTAAATTGAATATCTGCGTCCAAGAAGAATAAATGCGTATGCTCTTCTGATGCTAAAAATTGTGCAACTAAATTATTTCTAGCTCTTGTAATTAAGCTGTCATTTGATAAGAATCTAAAATCTATTTTTATCCCAGAAGATAAAGCTGTAACTGCCGTCCCTATCATTCCTGAAACTGTAGCTTGATCCATTTTACCACCGTAACAGGGAGTACAAATCATTACATTTATTTTATCATAATCACCTTCTTCCAATAAAGGCTTATTAAATTCAGGAGAAGATGAATTTTTAGTTGGGTTTGATTCGATATCTATGATTTCCATAATTAAAGGTTAAAAGTAAATTTTAAATTATTAGCTACCGTCCTTAATTTTCCCTTAGTAAGTTTAAGAACATGGTTGTCCACTTAAAGTTAAAAAACTTTATTATCGAATAATATACTCCCGCTTCATCCCTTCGCAACACTTTTAAATGCTTTCGGCGTTTTTCCGCCTAGCTCACGAGCAGTATATTACGTAGTTATTCCTTGTCAATAAGCGGTGGGGTTTTTTTATTGGCTACCGTCCTTTTCCCTTGAGCAGGGTTTTAAGTTTCTGGTTATCTCTTGAGAGATACTAATCTCAGACGCCGTGCGCTCCCGAAGTAACGTAAAGGTTATTAGCCTTACTCGATTAGTGCCTTTTTACGGGCTTGTGGTGAACTTATCAGTTATACTCGCACTAAGTCACCGCGTTAACAAAGATCAATTTAAGTCGTTAGATTAATATTGTTATTAAAATTAGTCAAGAAAAAACCTTGACCCAAATATATAAAAAAGTTAAAGTCTCCTTATCCGCAAAATTAATAAAATATTATGAGTAAAAAAGGAAGAAAACCAGTATTGTTTGATTGGCCTGAGAAAGATTTTACTGCCGAAGACATTCAAAAGTCTTTAGAAGGTAAACTTTCCCGTGTATCAATTCACACTAAAATTAACAAAGGACTTAAGTCCGGAGAAATTAAGCTACTTAAAAAGGTTAAACCTGCCTTGGGTAGACCCTGCTCCGTTTACAGTAAAGTCGCTAAATCTGAAATGGCTTAGAAAATGCAAAGGCTTTCTTGGGAAGAGTACGCTTTAGCTTTAGCCAAAGCAGCATCACTTCGCAGCGAAGACCCTTTCGTTAAAGTAGGCGCTTGCGTTTTACGTCACGACCACAGTGTTGCTGGGGTTGGATACAACGGAGCGCCTCCTTCTTTGGATATCGATTGGAGTAATCGGGACGAAAGAAGAAAAAGAGTAGTTCACGCTGAAATAAACGCTTTAAGATATACGAAACCAAATGAGTGCTACCTTTTAGCGTGTACACTTCTACCCTGCAATGATTGCCTTAAGACGATTGCTTCATACGGCATAAAGAAGGTTGTTTTTGGAGAAGAGTATGATAAAGATAAGACTTCACTAGACTTAGCTAGTGAATTTGGTATAGAGTTAATAACTTTTACCGACTAGGATAATGGAAATATTAATTAAAAAGAATAACGAGGAAGCTACAATCCCCACTCAAGCAACCGAAGGAGATGCGGGGTATGATCTCTACTCTCTGGAAGAGGTTACGCTTGCGCCAATGGCTAGAGCTGTCGTAAAGACCGGAATCTCAATCGCAATCCCTATGGGTTTTTACGGGCGCGTAGCTCCTCGTAGCGGTCTCGCAGTAAAAAAAGGTCTCGACGTACTCGCGGGAGTAGTAGACGCAGGATATCGAGGAGATGTAGGTGTGGTTCTTATTAACCTTTCTTCAGAAAATATAACTTTAGAAAAGCAATCTAAAGTAGCTCAATTAATTTTTGAAAAATGTCACGATGTTGATTGGATTGAAACAGACGACCTCTCCGACTCTGAACGAGGAGAGGGAGGGTACGGTAGCTCCGACGCCCCACCTGATTCCTTAAACAGCTTTCGCCCAGTAGAAATTACATCTTTAGGAAGCTAATGTTTTTTGAAATTTTAAATATTTCATTAGCGGTTGTTTTTATATTAATTATCTGGTTTAAAACTAATGCGTTTTGTGAGTATTTAGAATATTTTCATTTTCAAAATCATTTTTTTATAAATGACTATTATAAATTCAGAAGTAAATCGAGCTGCTCTTTACATTATACCGATTTTTTACTATTAAAAAATAATTCTTTTTTTATTCGACTTATTAGCTGCCCTATTTGTTTAGGCGTTTGGCTTAATGTAATATTTTCGACAGTCTTTGGTTTTCAAGATTTTTTTATTAAATTTTATTTATCTAGTTTCCTTTACTGTCTTTACTGTATAATTATAAAACACTCTCATGATTAAGATTGTTAATTATAGGCAATTCATAGAATTCATTAAAAACGAAGGAACTAAAGAAATTTTAGATAATGGATACGTTAAAGATTTAATTAAATGCATGGAGTCTGAAAATCATGCGTGCTGTACAAAAAAAGCAGCAATAACTAAAAACTGCAATCATTTGCTTCTTTCTATTGTGGATGAAGCTATATCAAATGACCAACCACTCCGGTCACATCTTCTAAATATGTTTGGCGAAACTGGAGCAACTTTTATTTTAGAAGGTAAAACCTTAGAACTTAAAGATTGACCGCACCTTATTAATTGACTATAATACACTTTCGTTGCTTAAAAAGCGCGAAGCCTTAAGTCAAAATGTTTTTTAACTAAAAAGCTTGAGGCACTAAATATTGTTATATCATATGAAAAATACAACAACGAAGAAAACAACACCAAAGAGAAAAGCTCCTGCGCGTAGCCGAGCAAAATCTAAAAAGACGCCAAAGACATCTACCTTTGAAAAGGTAACTGAGGTAAGGACAGGATACGCCAGATTAGCCTTAATGTTAGTTTTAGCTAATCTATTTCTCACTGGTTATGTAATTAGTAAAATCAGCACTATCGAGTCGGACACTCAAGCTGAGATTAACGAACAAAAAGAAACCGTCACTACATCTAGTGAATCGGACGGGGGTGATATTTAACTCTCTCAATGAACTTCCCCCCTCATTGTAAAATGGGGGGGATTTTTTATATCTACAGTGAAAGGTGCTATTGTAACAGTTTTTAGTAAAAGAAGGGAAAGGTATCTTCCGATTTACATTCCCAAGCTTAAATCTTATTTACAAAATACAAATCAAAATTTAAAAATCATAATTTCCGAACAACTGGATTACGAAACTACTTTTAATTTTAATATTTCTGCAAATGTAGGGTTAAGAGCGGCTTTTGAAGTTCTTGGGTGCGATTACGCTGTATTGGTTGGCCCTGACAATATACCTTTTGAAAATGTTGATTACAAATGGACGGGTTCAAATGAAATAGCTTTTTTAATGTACGGCGGCTATAAGATAGATAAAAATTCTTTTTATCAGAGTAACGGCAATAATGTTTTCATGGGATGGGGCTGGGGATGGCAAGACGTTGAGTTTTACGATAGGTTAAATTTTTATAAAATTCCCCATGACGTATGGTATACTAATGGACAGTCTTCTCAATCAAAGACAGTAGACTTATCGGCTACCGGAGATAGTAAAATGCTTTCTCTTCATAAATGGACCCAAGGCAGACCAAATATATCTTTTGAAGATGTTCCAAAAATAATCCCTCCTCTAGATGCGGGGATTGATTTTGAGCCTTATCAAGAAAATTATTGGTATTCAGAAATCATAAAAGAAGCTCATATAAATCTTTGCAGAATAATTAACACTATGCCTGACAGAGAAAGGGAAGAGTATTATTCAGCAAGCGGCTACAAAAGAGTAGATATAAATAAGGTGTTACATTCTTTGGATAACGAAGTAAATTACTTTAAATACAACACTCGTGATGTTTTTTGTGACTCAAGCGCATTTCCTTTAGTGGAGCTACCTGTATCTAAAAAAATACTAGAGAGTAGTCCCAAAATAAAAAATATAGAATATCAATTTATTGATAATAAACTAATTAGACTTAAGTTTGTTTAAATGGGTAAGACTAACAATAAAAAGGCAGGGAAAGGCGACAAGCCTAGAAATTGTTTTTCTAAAAAATTTAAAAAAAATTACGATAAAATCAATTGGGGGAAAAATAAAAAGTCTTCAAATTGATAAATTTTTCACTAAAAACAGAGAAGCAACTACTATCTCTTTGTAAAAAGGGAAGCCATGAGGCATTTGATGAGCTACTTTCTCGCGAGGGTAACTACATAAAAATGTGGATTTTTAAATACTGTAAAGGTAATCAAGCCCTAGGAGAAGAAATTTACTCTCAAACTATAGTTAAATGCTGGCAAAAAATTAAAACATTTAAAGGTGAGAGCAAATTTTCTACTTGGGCTAATTGTATAGCTCGAAGAAATTTTTTAGACGAATACAGAAAGTCTACTAAATACAAATTAATAAACTTAGATAAATGTAGCAACTTAACATCTACTGACGCGCAAGACTCTGATGACATTAAGTTTTTTGCGGAAACTCACCCCGAACATAGCGCGGTTGATGACTCCTCACCTTCCCTTAAAATCGAGACCTCAGAACTTTTCGATGAGTCTAAAGAATTAGTTCGTAAAGTTATGACTAAGTTAAATTATAACGACAGAAACATTTTGCACCTTTATCATTATGATAATTTAGAGTATAAGCAAATTTCTAAAATGTTAAAAATTCCTGTAGGCACAGTTATGTCTCGTTTGTTTTACGCTCGAAGGAGAGCTTCAAGAATTTTAAAATTATTTAAAAAATGAAAAATGCATAAGTCTTTGTACAATAAAAAGATTTTACTTTACACAGGTTATCAAAGCGCCCCTTGGAATCCTGATAGTTTCGCAAAAAGAGGGATGGGCGGTACAGAGACCGCGATTTATAATTTATCCCAACAATTAAGTAAGTTGGGATACAAGGTAATAGTTGGTGGAGATGTTATCGAGGGAGAGTACGACGGAGTTCTTTACGCGAAAAATAACACGCTACATAAGGAATTTAGCAAGGAACATTTTAGATGCATTATTGGCGCTAGCTATATACATTTTATAGAAGAGTTTTCTAAATTTAATTACGATAAATCTTTCTTATGTATCCACAACACTGAATCAACTGGCGGCTGGTGGTACGATTGGTGGACAAAGGGCGATCTTTCAGGGCGATCAATGGAGCTTCTATCATCCAGTAAACTTACATCAATCATTTGCCTCACTAATTGGCATAAAGAAAAATTTTGCCAATCTTTTCCGGAGTTATCTTCTAAGGTAAAAATTGTAGGCAACGGCTTTAATCCAGATTTAATACCCAAAGATTTAACTAAAGCGCCTCGAAGTTTTATATACTCCTCCCACCCAGAAAGAGGATTAAGGTTATTACTTTCCAAATGGCACTTGATAAAAGAAAAGAAGCCAGACGCCACCCTTAACGTTTGTACTCCTGAGTACGGAATTAAACAGTTTAAAGAGTTTGAAGTAGAATTTTCTAATTTACGCAGTCAGGGTGTTAATTTCATTGGTCAAATAAACCAAGCTTCTTTATACAATTTGATAGCCAAAAGTGATTATTGGCTTTATCCAACTAATTACGAAGAGACTTATTGCATTACAGCCTTAGAAATGCAAGCCATGAAAACTTCGGTAATAACTACTAATTTTTCTGCGCTAAAAGATACCGTTTCTAATCGAGGAGTCTTGATAGAGCCAGAACCAGATGAAGATATATTTTTCGCCCAATTTTTAAATAATTTTTTATATTTAAATCATTCTATTCCAGAAAAAAACAAGATAGTTGAAAGAGCATTTGAGTGGAGTAAGAGTCAAACTTGGTTTCATCGAGCGCAAACATGGAGCAACTTGATTGAATTTAATTAAGTTTACTAAATATTTCTGTAAAATAACAAGGAAATATTTCTATTTTTAGTGTATTTATCTTTATTATGCCACTACCAGAGCCTAAAAAAAATCAGAAAAAGAATGATTTTGTTAACGAATGCATGGACAACGCCGATATGCTGAAAGAATTTTCTGACGAAAAGCAACGGGCTGCTGTTTGTTACTCTCAGTTTGAAAAAGGCGCGAAAGCTTCCGTTTCCGGCGATATCTCTGGAGAAATTGTGGTAGACTTTACTCCTCTCATTGAAGCAAAAGAAATGACTCGCAAGTCCATCAATGACCTCCCTGATTCAGATTTTGCTTACATTGAACCCGGAGGTAAAAAAGTAGATGGAAAAACGGTTCCCCGCTCCCTTAGACACCTGCCCATCCACGACGCGGCTCATGTTCGCAATGCGCTAGCTAGACTCTCTCAAACTAAGATTTCGGCTGAAGCTAAATCAAAGGCGTTGGCAAAGATTAAATCGGCAGCTAAAAAATTTGGCATTAAAGTCGCAGAGTCTAAAGCAGAACACGGCGAAGATTTACAAGACCATTTTAAAGGTATGCGGCAAGAAATGCACCGCAAAATGAGCGAGCAAGATTCTTATGACGCTAAACACGAAACGTTAAAAGAGCTACGTAAGCATCACGAAGACGCCATTAAAAACATCGATAGCGAAATAGCTCAACTAAAGAAAGATAAATCTGAAGATACTCAAGATTTACAAAAAGAATCTTAGTCTTTAGCTTTACCTTCAATTTGGTGTCGGTAGATTACTCCATGCCACGAGTCACTCCTGTTGTCGCCTATGACCCAATATTCGTTTTGTCTTAATCTGGGAAATTTTATATTTTCTTTTTCGTATATAACCTTATTAGTTTTCCAATCTCTTAAAATAACCCCAGCGGGACCAACAAGCATTACTCTTATCTTAAGGTAACTGTATTCATCTTGATACAAAGTGCCATTTATATAAATGTCTCCATTTTTTATCTCTATTTCTTCTCCCGGTAGACCAATTATTCTTTTTACTAAAGTTTCACCAGTGCTTATATCGTAAATTACAATCACATCTCTGCGTTCTGGTTCGTTAATTTTGTAACTAGTTTTGTCTGCATATAAAGTTTCCCCCTCTTTATAGGTTCCCTCCATGCTGTCACCTTGTATTTTATATTTTTTATAACCTAGGTTGCTTATGCTTGCGAATACAATTAAAAGCAGTAGTAATCTAAAATATCTATTTTTAAAAAGTCCGTTCATGTAACTATATACACTAATTAATTAAGTTTTAGTGTATTTATTATAACCCTGCTTTCAGTGAAAACAGGGGTATTGTTATGATACATAACTTAAAGTATAAAAAACAAAGGGGGGGCAACATGAGGATGTTTCACGACTTACAAAGTAAGTTTTATTCATTCTTGAGTGATCCAGTTTTTTGCGACGGATTCATATTGTTGTTGTTTGCCTTATCACTGTGGCTACAATGGCTTGCTCCATTTGCAGCAGTAGGTTGGCTTGCTCTTTTTTTAGGAGCGAGAAGGATTATATCCTACTTTAAAAATAAAAAAAATAAATAAATATTTTTCGGGGCTTTAGCCCCGTTTTTAGTTTTTAAGTGTAATTATAAATAGAGCTTATGAAGCCTAATGCAACCAAAGTAGTTATAAACGGCTTAGAGATTCACGTCTTAAAAAGAAAAGTTAAAATTTTCGATGATGACGATACTGTTTCTGATGATGAAGCTATGCTGTTAGTTAAATATTTATATGATGAAGGATTTATAAATAATCATCATGTAACTTGTGAAGTTATAGTGGACGATGGAATCGACTAATATTAGCAAGATTGAAATATTTAAGTTTGATGATGTTTTCATAAACTCTCAAGGTCTTCATTTAAAAGATCAGTTTATTCCTTTTTCCGGCCCTTTCTATCCAGATAAGTTTTCTAAATTACAAGGCAACCACCCTAGAAATTGCATTCTAGAAAGTTCCGAGCGTTGTTTTGTTAAAAGAAACGATTCCGCATTTGAAAATGCTTTCGATTTCCCTTTTAATCAGCGCACATCCGCTTTGCCTATTTACGGTTTAGGATGCAGAGGTCTTGACTTTGATTGCTATGGATTGCTTTGGTGGACTATTCAACAGCTTAGAGGATTCAAAAACTTTGACGTTGATAATAAAATTTTACTTAGAACAGGTAAAACTTACGTTAATAATGTAGATTTTCATTTTAAAAGATTAGGCTTTGAGCAAACGCGACCTCTTAATTCTGACAAGTCTTATTATATCAAAAAGCTTTTTTACGCGGAGTCAAAAGTTCACCCGTGCCATTTTTCTAAAGAAGGAATTGAGTGGATAAAAGATAAATATGTTTGGGAAAATCCTGATATAGATTTAAATAAATCTACTAAAAGACTTTATCTTAGCAGAAATAAATATTGGAGGAGATTTACTCTAAACGAAGATGAGTTTATACCATTCTTAGAAGATAATAATTTCAAAATTTTAGATGGTACAGAAAGTCAAAATGAACAAATAGAACACTTTAGAAATGCGGAGATTATAATTGCTGCTTCAGGTTCTATGCTTAAAAATACTATTTTTTGCGATAAAAACCCACTCGTTATTGAGATTGCTGGAAAAGAATGGGACAAAAAATATGGAAGTTGGGAGTTTGAGGTTAATGCTCGTGATTTTGGTTTGAGTAATTATAAAAAGATTTTAGTTGAAGCTACTCCGGTTCACGACATTACTTTACCGATAGATGAAATTAAAAAAATTTTAAAACCTTTTATCTAATTCTTTTAAAGTTTTTATTTGCCCTAATATGTTTGTTGTATTTTCATAACATATCTTATTTACTTTAATAGTTTTTGCATAATTATATTCTCTATCTATTCTTATTCCCTCTTCCTTATCCTCTGGCACTACGAAATCGTCTACGTAATCAAACCAGCCTTTAGATTTTAAAAGGTGGTAATAATAATCTATTTTTTCTTTTTCACTTTCCACTAATACGTCCATTCCTAAATCTTTTTTAGAGACCATAGAAATAAAGCGAAAGTATAATCCCTCATCATAAGTCATATCACTAATTACGATCAAGTTCATATAAGTTATTACACTTTTTGTTAAGTCTTGACTTTTTTTTATAAATTTACTAGTATTTAAGCCGATGGAAGAAGATAGAAAAAAATGCTCCGAACTAATGGAAAAAGCTGATATTTTAATGAAATCAGTTGATCATTGGAATAAAAAAATGGACTCAGTAACTTCGGAATACGAAAAGCTTTCCTCAAAGGATTTTCATAGCTTAGAAGAGGTTAAAGAAATGGAATCCTTAGAAGAAGAAATAGATAGCTTATCCAGAAGATTAGACTTGGAGTATAATGCGATTTCAGAAATGGAAAATGAAATTGAGAAACAAATAGCTATTAATTCTAAAACAAAAGACTCAATAAAAAATAAGATGAACCCACCAAATAATAAAGGTGATAAATCCTAATTATAAAAAGGGTTTTTTAGAGCATCTTAATTGCAAAACTTATTGCAGATTAGGAGCTTCAAATATATCTGGCGTTGGCGTTTTTTCTATAATAAAAATCCCCAAGGGCGTCAACCCTTTTGAGTCTTTTCCTATAAAGGAAGAGTTTTTTCTAGATGTTACTGAAGAAGAACTTTCTTTGTTTCGAAAAGAAGTGCAAGAATACATCAAAAACTTCTTCGCTAAAGATGAAAGAGGTCTTTATCCGGTTAATGCGACAGGGTTAAATGATTTAAATATAACTCATTATGTTAATCATTCAGACTCACCAAATCTAGAAGTCGAACTCGAACCCATAAACGAACTTGCTTCTCAAAAATTTATTCCTTCTAACGGTTCTTTAAATACTTTTTTAACAAAAAGAGAGATTATGAAAGGAGAAGAATTAACTTGCGATTATAATTCTTTTTTTGGTGTAAATAATAATAAGGAACAATTTGACTTTTTATCCAAGAAAAATGAAACCAGTATTTCAGTTCACAAACACGAAAGGGGTAAAATATGACGTAATTTTCAGAAAACCCCATAAATCGAATGGCTACGCTGATGGTTTATGCGAAGACCCAGTAGAAGCTAAAGCTGATTATAATCCTAGAATATATATAAATCCATACTTAACTAAGAAAAGTGAGCTAAATACCTGTATTCATGAAATAGCTCATGCTTTTTTTTGGGATAAAAGCGAAACAGATGTAACAAGATACGCGGAAGTAGTAAGTAATTTTCTTTATCAAAACGGCTGGAGACTTCCTCAAAGAAAATTTCACGCGCCCCCTAGAAATAAAAAGAAAAAAAGTGAGTAAAACTTATCAAGAGTGGATAGCTTGGCGTGAAACATATTTCAAATTAAATGCTTTTTATAAATCAAATTCTGCAATGAATTCTGAAGAAAAACAAAAAATAAAAGATAACTGCAAATCTTTACTTAATGATATAATTTTAACTGCTGAAGAACAAGATGAGGCTCACAAAATAGCTGCCATAAAAGCCGGAAAAGGTTCTCAAGCAATAGGCGAAAGCTGGATGGTGTTTCACTTAAAAGTATTAAGAGATAATCTAGATGAAGTTCTATAAATATTCTAAAAAACTTTTAGAAGCTAAAGAAGTCTTTGAAGAAAATGTTTGCGATTCCACTGTTTCTTGGGAATCAGCTTTCAATAGTTATCATTATTACATAGATACTCTTAGGGCGGAATATTCTTCTTTAAAAAATTCCAACAAAGAACTTTATACTGCATACGAAATACACAGATGCTCTTCATTGTTAAGGGAAAAACATCTGAACCCCAAGGCTTTAGGCACTAGTTTTGCTCTGTGGAAAGATAATTACCGTTGGTAATTTTTTAAATATTTAAAAAATAATGACTAATGTTTTAAAAAAAACTAAAGCTTACCTAGTTGGCCATATGCAATATTCTGATGGCCAAGATTGGCGAGATTATGTAGAAAAACAATTCTCGCCCTTAGAAATAACTTGTTTCAATCCCTATAAGCATCCTTTTCTTAAAAACATCGACGAAGGCAAGAGCAAAAGAAAGGAAATGCTACAAAACGTAAGTGAAGGCAAATACGAAGAGGTGTCGGAATGGATGCGTGATGTTCGTAGTTATGATTTAAATTTAGTAGATAGATCGGACTTTATTATTGCTCATTTAATTCCCGATGTCGCAAGCTGGGGAAGCGCAGAAGAGTTAGTTACTGCGGTAAGGATGAAGAAGCCAATCTTTTTAAGTGTTGAAGGTGGCAAGAAAAAAACCCCTCTCTGGATTCTTGGTCAAATTCCACATCATTATATTTACGATTCCGTAGAAAATGTCGTAGATATGGTAAAAAAAATAAACTCTGGAGAAAAAGAAGTTGATAGTGATCGCTGGAGATTATTAAGAGAAGAATTACGTTAAAAAAGTATTGACTCAAAGTTATAACTGTATATAATAAGTCGCATAGCCAATGAAGTGCGACAAATGCAAAAAAGAAGTTGAACCCCGCAATGACGCGGTAAGAATAGCTGCAATCGCATGGAATGAGCCTGAGACTTTAATTTTCGCGGGAGCAAGATGTATAGAGTGTAGTCCAAGTAGAGCGCAACATATAGTTCATCCCGATTTTCCCCCCGTCTTTGATGACCGTTATCAGTTTGATAAACGTCAATGGACTGACTCTGATCATCCGGTATATCAAAAGAATGGCCCCGACTTTGTTAAAGAGTGCGAAGAACGCTACACTAAAGCGTGGGTGCAACTCCAAAATGAGTGCGACTTAGAAGAAGCTAAAGAAAAGGCTTTCAAGCGTAGCCCTAAATATCTAGAATACAAAAAAAGGATGGGAGAAAGAAATGAAAAGCGAAATGTATAAAGCATTAGAGTTAAAGTATCTAGCGCAAATGCAAGAAGCGTTTGCAACACTCGAAGTATATTTTAATAACCCCGTAGGCATCGGAGAGCATCCACAACTAATTGAAGAAATGGATAAGCAAATCGCTATCGCCGCAGAAGCCGAAGATAAATTAGATTATTTAAAAAAACATTTTTCCACCTATAAGTCTTAATGAACGTAATTGCCAAATATATCCCCAAGAAAAAGTCTATACAAATAAAAGGCTTTAAGGAGGGGTACGCTAGAAATAAAAAGCAAAGACTAAAAAAGAGTCACGCTTTTAGCATGACTTTCGAGAGAGTTGAAAATGCTGGGTGGCTTAAAGGAGCGGTTGATTTAAATGAAGTTAAAAGCTTGGAAGAAAAAAAATCCCCAAGACCAAAGTGGAAACAACAAGTGTACGTAGATAATTGCAAGGAAAATGGGTTTAGATTCTTTGACGCAAAAACTAAAAAGGTACTACCCAAGCAATATCATTTAAAACTTTTCCTAGAAGGAAATAAAATTTTTGTTCTTTAAAATAATTTGCTTGCATCTTGGGATGCAAAATAAGAATAGATAGTATCCCAATAAAGGGAAATTATTAAAAAATAATAAGCTGGACAAGCTTGGTTGCGTGCGTGCAAACTATCTATTTAGCCGAAGAGATGCAAGCTATAAAATTTTGTTGCTCGACGGAGCGACAAAGGGTATGACGGAATAAACTGCTGTCGCGGCAGTTAACGTGCAATGCTCATTGGCAGGACTTACCAAGTCTGGGGGCCGATGAGGGTTGGCTCAAAGTAGGGTTTTGACTTGAAAACTCAAGCTGTGACCCCAAAACGATGGAGGTAAATGAGAATCCTCCTACCCATTAATTTCATTATGCAAGAAAGCGTTAAATACTTCACCAAAGAAGAAAGATTTTATATTTTAGTAGATTATCCTCACGAAGGAGCTTCTATTTCTACGGTAAACTCTGTTCAAGATTATATTAACGTAGACCTTGACGAAAAGACGGGAGCTTTATATTTAATAGAAATTTATAAAGTTTCTGACATACTAGAGGCCAGTTTTTCTCATGAAAAAATAAAATACAACGAAGATGAAGATTGCCTTTCGGTTTCGTTAAGTCCCAACGACGATCCAAATGGCCCGTGTGATTTAGTTTTTAGAACAGAAGGCGAGCTTTTAATTTCTTTAAATAGAAGTGAAGTGGGAAATCTCACTGGATTTGAAATAGTAGGTTTTCAATTTGCTATTAATCATGAAGACTTTGCTGTATGAGTGTATAAATAAGAGTGAAATATCTTGTATTGGTTGTATACTTTTTCTTGGGCTTAGGAATACTGGGGTGGGAAATCATTAAAAAATTAATAAATAAAATAAAAAAATGAATCGCAGAAATTTTATTAAAACTGTTCCGGCCCTTGCCGCCGCTCCTCTTCTCTTGGGAAATACAACACAGCGAGAAAACAATCTCACCTTTGAACCTAATTATTTTGTTAATTGTTATATCCAAAATCAAAAATATTGGCCTTTAGAAGAATATAATGGCGGTGATTTTAAGAAGGGTAAATTATATTTCGGTACTTTTCAAGGGGCTGTAGATTTTATACGCAGCCACAGTCTTGTAACTCCATTTTACGATGAAGCTTTGTACGAAGTTTTTCACGAAACTTCTAGAGACCCAATGATTGCTCCGAAGCAAATATTTACATACTGGGTAAAATTAAAAGAGGGCGATACGCCAGAGACTATTACATGGATTCGTCCAGAGTATATTGACCACACAGCAGATGGAGCATTGATAGAACATGGAAACACAACAACAAATAAATTGTAAAATTGGAACAGCGTCAGTAACCGCAGCTTTAATCGGCGCATTGGGCTTTTGGTTCGCAGTTGCTTTTGGAAGGCCAGATAATGCCTTTGTAGCAATATTCGTATTGCTTCTGGCTTTTGGTGGGTCATTCACTGCTCCATTGATAGGTATTGCGTCTTATATCTTTGGGAACAAAGATCACTCAAGGAGACACGCTACTTTTGGCATTTTAATTGGTGGCTTGTTTGCCGCTCTACTACTTTTACCATTGTTAGCGTAAGGAAAATATTATGGAAAATACTAACATTACTCAACAAAAACCAACTGAACACAGTACCATTGGTATTGCGTCTTTGGTTGGAACTTTAATATCAGCATTAATAGCTTTTTATGGTTTTTTTAAGGCTGCATCACTTGGCTTCCACGCAGCACAAGCCGCACAAACAACTGGAATCGAACCTCAGATTGATGAAGCAACTACCATGAAGTTTGGTATGATTATGCTTGTTGGTGGCTTTGGAGCGTTTGTGAGTGCTGTAGTTGCTGCAATTTCCGTTATTAAAGACAAGGGTGTAAAAAAGATAAGCACAGCAATAGCTACTTTAGTTATTTCTGGATTAGGAATTCTTGGGCTTATTTTAATTATGATATTAGGAGCTTTAGCTGGTTAAAATGAAAAACTATACAATACAAGAAAGATTCTTTATTTTCCTTGGCTTGATTTGCTTTGGAACGTGGTTCACAGGTTACTACTACCATTATAAATGGGACAACGACATACAGCACTCAATATACAAGAGTGAAGAGATAGCGCAAAAACACATAGTTCACTCCATGACTAAAAGCATGGCGATAGAACACTGGAAAGCTATGTATCTTGGACAAAAGCATTTTTCTGCAATGCTTGAAAAACAAGTTGATGTAATAAATGATTACTGGAGTAAAGAAAACTTAAAATTAAAAGATGAACTTTTTGATTTAAAAAATACAGACAAAAAATAATGAAAAAAAGCGGCGGTCAAATCTGGAGAGAGGGACAGACCAAAGTTAAAAGCGCTATGAGTAATAAGGGATACACAGGAGTCACTGGAGAAGCCGGAGTTAGTTGTAGAGCTAAAGTAGTTGAAAAAGAGTGGGGCAGAGAAATTTGGATGGCTAATAATCAAGAAGAAGATTATTGCGGCAAAATTTTACAAATAAATCAAGGCTATAATACCTCTCTTCATTTTCATTTAGAGAAACATGAGACTTTTTACATTACCAAAGGTCAGCTTCAAGTAGATACAATTTGTACTCTTGATGGAGTAAAGATGACTCGTATTTTAAACCAAGGAGATACTTTGTCCATAGAAAGAGGGCAACCTCATCAACTAATAGCCTACGACGGAGATGTCGAATTCATAGAAATAAGCACCTTTCACAGGGATGCAGACAGCTTGAGGATTAGCAAATGAAAAAAAGTCAAAAGAAAAAAATCCTTAAAGCTAAACTTTTAAATTACATAACAAGCTTTGCGGAAGATTTAAATAAGGTTCACCCAGAGACAAAGGCGAACTTTAAAATGGAAGAGGAAGAGTATTTAATTGAAGATTATCTTTATACCTTTGTGGAGGATATTAGTGACATTAAAAAAGCTTACGATGTGAATGATAATGGCGAAACTCTCGAAAGACTCTGGAATGGGAGTTATAATTACGGAATAGAGGAAGATTAAAATGATTTACGTTCTTTATGGACAACCCGCTTCCGGTAAAACTTCTTTAGGAAAACTATTAGCCGAGCATCTTCAAACCCCGTTTGTTATTGACGGAGACGAGTTTCGGGAGATGTTTACAAATAAGAATTACAGCAGAAAAGGTAGAGAAGAAAATATCAAAAACGCTAATGCTGTAGCTACTTACCTTAATAAAAAAGGAGAAAGAAAGGAGTGGTCGGCAATTTATTATAAAAATGAAGATGGTAATTTTATCGAAGGACGCCCAGTTAAGAAAGGTACTGATGTAGTCATGTGCCTTGTTAATCCTTACGAACATTTAAGACACGAGCTTGCAAACAATAATCAAGATCAAGTTTTAGAAGTGTTTTTACAATCTAGTAGAGATTTAAGAAAAGAATATCATGTAGAAGATTTTGAAATAGGTGATCCAAAGCACGTCCTCCGTACTGATATGTCTATTGAGGAGTCGTGGAAAAATTTAAAAGAAGTTTTAAACTTACAATGCTAAAATTACCTAATGTAACTTTAATATGCGTAGAAGATACATCTGAAAAAGATGTTTTTATGGCTTCTCAAATAATTAAAGGAATTAAAAATCATATTGAGTTTCATGATGTAAAACTATTATCTTCTGAAATTAAACATGGCGTTACTCATAAAATTAGACCAATAAATAGCACTGATAACTATAGCTTTTTTATTTTAAATGATTTAATAGATTATATTGATAGTGAATTTGTGATGATAATGCAAACTGACGGCTATCCATTAAATCCAAGCTGTTGGAGTGATAAATTTTTAGAATATGATTATATAGGTGCGCCTTGGAGTCGCGTAATTTCTCGTAACGAACAATATTCTGTACCAATGAAGCCAAGCCCTGAACTCGTGGATTTACATTTAAACGCCTCAGTCGGCAATGGCGGTTTGAGTATAAGGTCAAAAAAACTCATAGAAAGAGTTACTAATTATAACTATGACCTATCGCCTATTTACTGGGATAAAATCAACATTACAGGAGCGGCTACAGAAGACGAATATATATGCAAGTATAAAAGATCAGAGCTAGAAGCGGAAGGATTTACCTTTGCTCCCGTTGAACTTGCTCAATTTTTTAGTATCGAAAATGATGTTTGGGCAGGGCAATTCGGCTTTCACGGCAAAGAAACTATTAAGCTAAATAAAAGAATTGGACATTTTAATTTTGACTATCACGCCTACGAGAAGGAAGTTAAAGTAGATGAGAACCTTTTTATTTAAAATTTTATTTAAATTAACTTGGTGGATAGCTCCAGATAAACGCAGGGTAAATGCGCTATTCGCAATGTACACAGAGATGGTTGAACGCGAGGATGAAGCGGAAAGATGCAGAAAAAGGCAGGAATTTTTAGACAAGCACGTTCAACAACGCACTGAAACCTACGAACATCTTACCTGCCGGAAGCAGCGAGACTTTTATACTAAGTTTATGCCCCCTCGTATATCTGATAAAGATCAGCCCAGAAGTCATTATTCAGACTATGAAGAAGCTAAAAAGTATCACGAAGGAGAAAATGTTTCTTAATTAACTTATAGTGAGTGTATATCATAATATGATATTACCACATGACGGAGATAGAGGAAATATACCACCAGACGGTAAACTTTTTGCAGTATTTGTGGCTATAGTTATTGGAGCCATAATAAGATATTTAACTTTATGAACGAAAAATCTAAAATAGCCTTTGAAAAATACAGAGAGCAAACAAGATGGAAAGAAGAAGAGTTTAATATCCTAAAAAAACATTATAAAAAATACTCTGATCAAGAAATAAGCGAGAGGTTTTTAAAAAATAAACGCTCTCGTCGCCAAGTTCAAGCCATGAGGTGCAAGCTCCGTTTGCTAAAAACAATGCAGCCTCATCAAATTTGGACTCCTCACGAAATAGAAATTCTAAAAAATAATTATAAAAAATATAATCAAAGAGAATTAAAAGAGAAGTTTTTTCCAGATAAAACAATAGAGCAAGTTAGATCAGCTAAGATGTCTCGAAACCTTCATCGTGACCCCGTATGGAGTCCTGAAGAAATAGAGCTTCTTTTTAAATATGGCCCCACAATGAGTCGGCGCGAACTTCAGAGAGTACACCTCCCCAACAAAACGGTTGACCAAATTTCTTGGACTAAAAAATATTACGGAGTAAAAGCTTATCAAGTTCATCGTAAAAAATGAAAAAATATTGGGATCATAGCACCAAGCCTTCCACTTATGTAGTTTGCGTACCCAATGAAGAACCCTTTAGAGGCTCTTATCAAGATGGTATGTTATATATTAAATCTTTAAATGCTTCCGGCATGATAAGCTTTAAAGATGATTATATGCCGAGTACAGTAAAGATAAAAAAAACTGCTTACCGAGCCTTAATGGTCGAAAAGCAGTTGAGGAGAGAAATAATAAAACTTAAAAAGCAAATTTCTACTTCTTAATCTTTACGGCTATAGTAATTACGCCTAGTGCAATAATTATTTTACTGATAGTGTCGATAACGGCCATTGTAATTGCGAGTTCATTCATATAATATATTACACTTAAAAAAGTTAGTTTTTTAAAAAATGAATAATTGGAAAGATTTAGCTCCTGACATATGTAGGCAAAGGATAGTAATCGAAGGTACTCTTCATAACCCCTTCAAACCGGAAGAGATGGACAGATATTGCCGTGAGATGACGCAGGTTCTTAAAATGACCGAAGCAACTGCTCCATTTTGCAATTATGATCCCGATTATGGTTGGTGCGCTTATGTTCACTGGAAAGAAAGCGGTATGCACATCTATGCGTGGGACGACAGAAAACCTCCATTTTTTTCTGTAGACGTTTATACTTGTAGAGCTTTTGATCCTCAAACACCTATAAACTATACAAAAGAATTTTTTGGTGATAATTTAATTGATATAACTTGGAGAGAATAAATGAGTCAGTTAAACGCAAATATACCTTACCAACACTGTTTTATAAGAAATAAGTATATATTTCCCGAAGATGATGGTGGACTAACTGAGGGATATATTTTTGGGTGCAAGTCAATGCTGAATAGACCAATGCACTTTCATTTTCAGACCCATTTTGGTGCTGTTATTTGGATGCAGCCCATTTCAGCTTTTTGCTGGAAAAAAGATTTTGATAAACTTTCCAACGACGAACAAAGGCGTCTGTCTTTATTGCAAACTTGGGATTGTCAGTCAAATAATATATCCGTTACGACCTTTGCTTTTTTGCAAAACAAACGAGTAGATGTTCATTGTCGTGATAAAAAATGGAGAAGTGGTAAATATTTAACTACTATAGATGACTACGAAGGAGATTTAAACGAATTAAATGTCGGCTATGGTAACGATCCAGATAGCAAATGCTATCAACTTATAGCGTTGGACGATGGCAACTTTTGCATCCCCCCAAATAACTTATTGAGGTGGCATAATCCGGACTTTATTGTTCCTTACGATAAAGATAATGTTCCTAGATTAAAAATTTTTGACGATGAATTAACTTCTGAAGATATAGATAGAAGTTACGGAAATAAGCCTTATTATTTTTATAACTCTGATGATGAAGCATGATTAAAGATATTCTATCGGCAATTCTTATTGTTGCTCTAGTCGTCATTGGCATCGCCGTCTTAATACCAGCCTTACCCGTTATACTTTCTATTGTTTATTTAGGAGGAAGGATGATCTGGTGTCTTTTAACTGGCGAACCTTTTTGGGGTGAATATGGCCCTTTTTGGTAAAATGAAAATTTTAATATTATTATTCTTAATGTTTTCTTTAAACGGTTTTTGTTCCACCAGACAAGCTGTAATTAAAAATTTAAATAATACTATAATTCCAGAAATAACTTTAGATGACTTCACCATTGAAGAGTTAATGAAGATTCTTCACGATAAGTCTGGGGGAAAAATAAATTTTTTATACCTAAAAAAGCCTGTTGCAAAAGTTCCGGTTCCCCCTCTTACAAACAATATCCCAGCGGGTTTTGATCCACTCACAGGATTACCTATAGCACCCCCACTCATACCACTTCCCCCTCAAAATATTGAGCCAGAACTACCTAGAGTAAAAACTGTTCAAGTTTCTTTAAAAAATGTAACCCTTCAACAATTATTAGATATAACAGTAATTTGCTTTGATCAACCCATGAAGTATGTAATTATGGATTTCGGTATAGTATTTATGCACTTAAAAGAAGGAGAGAAGCAATTATTTCAGCGAAAATATAAAATAAATAGAAATATTTTTACAAAATAAAGTGTATATTTAAGTGTCATGGAGATAGATTTTACGAAGCAGATTTTGGAGGCAAAGGAGAAAAAGACCTTAAATAAGCCTTTTCGTACCCCCAAAGGGCCAAAAAAGTTTTCTGTTTATGTTAAAAACGAAAAAGGTAACGTTGTAAAAGTTAACTTTGGCGACCCAAATATGGAGATCAAGCGAGACGATCCCAATCGCAGAAAGAACTTCAGAGCTAGGCATAATTGCGACAATCCCGGCCCTAAAACAAAAGCTCGTTATTGGTCGTGCCGTCAGTGGCGCGGAGGCAAAAAAGTAGAAGCTTCAGAGTGGGACGGAGAAACTTTTGTAGATCATGACGAACTTTTAATAATAAACCCTTTACTAGCTTCCGTCACCGAGGAAATAACCGAAGATGAAAAGGATGGTTGCTCAGGAGAGTGTGGCGATTGTGGCTGTTCAGACAAAGAGAGCGAAGCTGCGTTAACTGATAAGCAAAAAAAATTACCTCCCGCCTTACAGAAAGCTATTCTCAAAAAGAAGGGCAAGAAAGCCGACAGCGAAGATAAAGACGCAGAAAGCGAAGAGGATAAAGAGGATAAAGAGGATAAAGAGGAATCTCCCAAAAAAGGCTTGTCAGACAAGCAAAAAAAATTGCCCCCTGCTTTACAAAAAGCTATTCTCAAAAAGAAGTCTAAAGCAGACGTAGAGGATCATGAAGGCACTATGGCAGAAATACAATTAAAGAAAATTGCCAAAAAAGCAGCTATTCTAGCCATGATGATGGAAAGAATGCCGGAAGACATTAATCTCATGGCTTGGGTTCAAGATAAAATTTCTAAGTCTGAACACATGATGGATGCGGCGTATGATTACATGATGAACAAATATTCAAACGCTTCTGATTTACACAACAAGGAGCAGTACGCAAGTTTATGGGAAAATATCCAAAAGAAGAGAGAAAGAATTAAAAGAGGTTCTGGTGAGAAAATGAGAAAAAAAGGCGACAAGGGTGCGCCAACTCCAGAGCAAATGAGAAAAGCAAAGTGATAAAAATAACCTTAGAAACCGGATACGACTCTAGCCACGAAAAACGCACCCCTCAAGGCGTTTTTAGAGGAAAAGCCATATACGAACAAGTTGAATTAACTGAAGATCAGGCTCAAAAACTTCTTCAAGGATTTTTAAATAGATTAGACACGGGAAGCGCAAGGCAATTTATTAAAAAATATAAGAAATAACATTGACCAAATAACATAATTTTACTACATTTGATCAATGTACAAGGGTAAGATAAAAACCCACTGTGGAAATGAATTTACAGTTTTCTTCTTGAAAGATGGTGACTCTAATTGTTCAGTCCAATCACACTCCTTAGACCAAATCTCTCCTCAGATCGAGTGTAATTTAAATAATTTAAATTGGATAGATGTAAATGAAAACTCTGCGGGTGCAGGTTATACCCTCTCTTATTCCACGCCCAACATCAATCCTAAAAACAATTAGCTATGCGCCAAATAATTGTAAAGTCTCCCTTGTCTACGGGAATGTATAAAAAAGTTTTTGAGGTAGATGATTCTGACTATGATAAAGTTTCCGATGTGGCAATGGAGGCGATGACAAGAGCTACCGAAGAAGTAGTAAATAATTGTAAAGCGCGATCCGGTCACGACAACACTTCATCAAAAACTTTTATTAAACACTTTTTTTCTTCTTTTGGCCCTATTATTTGGGCGCATGAAAAGGGCAAAGAAGATGATTTAGATTTACATTTTACTACCTTAACGCAATTATCATTAAGGAACGCAGGATACGGAAACCTTTCTCTTTTTGTAGAGAAATGCACCGCCAAACGCGATAAAGAATCTTTAGACGAGATGGATGAGTCAGATTTTTACGAAGATGATGATGGTATGGACGAGGATTTACTTTAAATGGAAGATCAAATAACTGAAATAAACAGTAAGTTAACTTCAATAAAATGGGGCATAATCTCTATTTGCCTTTTCTTATTTGCTTCTTTATATAAAAAAAAATAATATTTTAGTGTTTTATTACGTTTTTAACTGTAAATTACTATGAATGTTTTGTGCAGAAGTAATAAATCCAGATAATCGCAAAAGAAGGATCAAGTGTTCTTCTTGTGGCATTTCTTATACTGCTAGTGATTATAAAATTTTGTACGAAAACAAGAAAATAGTTTATTTTAAATATAAAAATAAAATTTACTGTCACGAATGTTTGTATAAAATATTAAATGATTACGCCCAAGGAAAGAAAATGACTTTCATGATTAAAATGGATGGTTATGAATTTAAATGTAAATTAGAACCAGACAAGTCATTCGATGAAGGCGAATCTCCTTTTACAGATTTATTCTAAAAATAATTGACATTTTTCTATAATATATATAATATTGCTGCTTCATGAATGAAGCTACTCCGCCCCCGCCGCAAGCTACTCTTGACTCATACTTTACTAATCTATCGGAGCATCCCCTTCTTTCTAAAAAAGAAGAGCAAGAGATTGGACGCAAAATAAGAGCGTGGAAAGACTTTCCAAAAGCAGGTCAGCAGACTCGAAAAAATGGTCGAGCAGCACTAAAAACTCTTGTGGAATGCAATTTAAGATTAGTAATTAAGATTGCTAAAGATTACAGAAATTTAGGTTTAGATTTTGCCGACCTTGTATGCGAAGGAAATTTTGGGCTTATCAAAGCGGCTGAAAGATTTGATCCGTCTCATGGCACTCGTTTCTCTACTTATTGCTCTTATTGGATAAAACAGGCAATAAGAAGAGGGCTTTCAAATAAAAGCCGCACAATTAGACTTCCGGTTGGATTAATAGATCAACAGAAAAAAGTACGCAACTTTATTAACGACTTCACAGAGAAGAATACAAGACCACCTAGCTCCTCTGAAATATGTGAGCATTTTAATTTATGTCGAATTAAGCTGTCTATCCTTTTGGATGCTGACAAGTCAACGCTTTCACTCGATTCTCCCCCACCGTCTAGTGAGGAATCAAATAGCACACTTTCTGACACTATACCGGACGTACTTGTTAAAACTCCAGATTCTTTAGCGTCCATAAGTAGCGACAATAATATCCTAGAGTTGTGTTTGAAAAAACTAAACCGCAGAGAAAGAGCTATAATTGAGTATAGATTTGGATTAAAAAATAAAAACTATGAAACGTTAGAGAAAATAGGAATAAGATTTAGAGTTACCAGAGAAAGAATAAGACAAATAGAGGAAGCTGCACTGAGAAAGTTAAGGTTTTGGATTAAAAAATATAAAATGAAATAGTTTAAATGCAAACGAAAAAGTGCCAAATATCAGAGGATGACTATATAAGATTTTGGAAGAAGAAGATTATTAAATTTGACTCTCTTCCAGAAAAAGTAAAAGCTAAAATATTAAAAAATAAAATAAATAAAAACCTAAAAGATGATTGAATCAAAAGTAGAAAAGGGCAACGTTGAAGGCGCGTTGCGTAGATTTAAAAAACAAGTTTTACGTTCTGGCATTATACAAGAATGTAGAGATAGAAGTCGCTATGAAAAGCCCAGTAGAAAGAAATACGAAAAGAATCGTAAGTCTCTTTTTATCTCGCGTTTAAGGGAAAAACAAAACAATTATTAAAAAATTAAAAAAGTCCTTGACCTAAACTTATTAAAGTATTAAGCTATGCTCAACAGTAAGACAACAACCTACCATGACGTTCTTAGTAATAGCATTAATACTCGGCTCCTCTCCATTCTGGTTTGGCGAGTGGGGCATCTAATCAATCCAAAAACAACCTACCATGATACAACAACCTACAAACACAAAAAGCGTTACGACTTCAGGAATTGAGAACTCCGTTACTTTTGGAATTAAATCTGACGGACTTCCTCATCTTTTTAATGTTCTCCGAAACCAACTTTATTCTGATAAAGAACTCGCTATCATTCGCGAGTATTCTACAAACGCGGCAGACGCTCATGTAGAAGCGGGTATTGCTGATACCCCTATTGAAATTACTCTTCCCACTAAGCTTTCTCCTACTTTTAAAATTAGAGATTTTGGTCTTGCTCTTAATGATAGTGAGATTCAAGATGTTTATGCTTTTTATGGCGAGTCCACCAAGCGTCAATCCAATGCGGTTACAGGACAATTAGGTCTTGGATCAAAAAGCGCATTTGCTTATGGTGATAATTTTGTTATTCATTCTTACATTGATGGCGTAAAACACATTCATAACGCTTATCTTGATCCCTCTGGACTCGGTAAGATTAGCAAGTTGGGAACAGAAAATACCGACGAAAAGAATGGTTTAGAAATTGTTATCGCTATTAAAAGTGATGATATTGATTCTTTCAAAGAAACCGCGATGGATTTTTACCGCTGGTTTAATCCTCGCCCAATTATTCACGGTGGAAGCAAGATCGAGGATGCAGACGTATTGTACGAAGGAGATGGATGGAGCTATCTTGGCACTCAAAACCACAGTGCAATGGCAGTTATGGGTAACATCGCTTACCCTGTTGATCGCCACTCTCTAAATTTCACTGAGGACGATGGCGATATTGATGACATTCTTACTCGCAATCTTGTTCTTAATTTTGAGATTGGAGATTTAGAAATTGCTGCTTCTCGCGAAAAGCTTCAATACACCGACTACACTAAGAAGAATATTAAAAAGAAGCTCAAGGTAGCCTTGGCAGAGATTATGGCAAGCATTACGAGTAGCTTTGCTGGTTGCGATACTCTTTTTGACGCGAAATGCCTCTATGGCGCGACTTTCGACTACTCCAGCAATCTTTACGACTTGCACCGCGTTATAGGCAAGAACCTCAAGTGGAAAGGCCAACTTGTTGAGTGCAATACTTTTCACGCTCACGGCAAAAAGGTAAGCATAAGTCAATTCACTAAAGGACGCACCGGAAAGTATCGCCCCACAGACAAGCACTCTATTAGTTGTGATCGTGATACCGTTATCGTTGAAAACGATATGCTCCGTCCTAACGGCACTCTTGGTCGCGTTTTACCTATGCTTCTCAAAGAGAACAAGAAGGTTTACATGATCCGCTTCAAAGACAACGAAGCGCGTAAAGAATATGTAAAAGAAACCGGATTTGACGCTAAAGTCGTTAAATTGTCTGAGCTTCCAAAGAACAAGCTTACTGACTTTTCTGAGTGGGGCTACGGACGCGCCAGCTACGTTGGAGGTTCCGGTACTAGCAACCCTAAGTCCAACAAAAAGCTTTTCAAGTTTGTTAGTTGGGATGAACCCAATTACATTTTGGGAGACAGGAATCAATCTCAACACTGGGAAATTTGCGAAGAGTTACCCTCTGAAGGTATTTACGTTGAATTGGATGCTTACAAGTCTAAAATTTTATATGAAGGAGATGTCTCTCTACATAAAGCAAACGTAATTGTTCAATTTATTAAAAAATTAAAAGTTCTCGATGACACTTTAGACGTAGATGTTTACGGAGTAAAGGCTACTCAAACCAAAAAAGTTGAGTCTCTTAGAAATGACCCTAATTGGACTGACTTATATACTTGGGCAAAGAATAAAGCTTTGGAGTTGATCGAAGCCAAAAACCTATCTCAAATGGTCGTAGACCGTGCCGAAGTTAAGAGTCTTGAGTATGCTTTTGATATTGACCGTCATGATTCTGATTTTGAAACTTTGTCTGCGAATATCATCAAAGAAGATTCATTGGCTAAACAATTTGTTGACGCTCAAATCTTGATGTATCACAAAGACGATGCTCAAATTATTGACGAGGCTCATGACATTGCTAGAACCTTTAATCTAACTTTAGCTGAAGATGCTCCTCCTACTCACGATTTGTCCAAAATGTTGGAGAAATTTAACAAAAAATACTCCATGTTAAAACACGTTGATGGTTGGAGATTTAAGTATAATTTCAAGCCCGATCAAGAGGCTTTTAAAGATACCATTAATTACATAAATGTGGTTGATTTAGCCGATATTTCTCGTAAAAGGTAGGTTTTTACGAGTCAAGGGGGGCGCGGTTCAAGTAGGTTGTTTCCGCGTCTCCCTTTTAAAAAATTACCCATCTCAAGATAGCAAAAAAAACCAAGAAAAAGATTGACTCAAAATTATAAATTCTGTATTGTCTTAAACATAATAACGAAAGCGAACTAAACATGACTCCATTTATCCTAACCGAATCTTCTCTCACCGTAGTAATCAACGGCAAAGCTCAAACTATGAACAAGGATCACGTTAATTGGGATCATGCCGTAGCCGCTGTTAAAGCGGAAGAGTTCGATAAGCTAGAAGATTTATTTGATATTGGCAAGGCAGTTCCTAGTTATAGTGATGGCAAAGTTACCGTTGATCACGGCGTTGTTTATTACGATGGAGAAGAAATTCATAATCATGTGGTAGACCGTCTTTTGGATTTTATGCGCGAAGGACTTCCTTATGGCCCACTCGTTCGTTTTCTCGACAAACTAATGGAGAACCCCTCTCGTCGCGCCATCAATGAGCTTTACACTTTCTTGGAACACAAGAATATGCCATTGACTCCCGATGGCAATTTTCTCGCCTACAAGAGCGTAGATGACAATTTTAAGGATTGGCACACAGGCAAATTTTCTAATAACGTTGGTGACGTTCAAGAGATGCGCCGTTCAGGCGTTTGTGATGACGCTGATCAAGGTTGTTCTGCTGGCTTTCACGCTGGCAGTTTGGAGTACGCTCGCGGTTTCGGTAACGGTGGAAATCTAATGATTGTGGAAATTAATCCTGCTGACGTTGTTTCCGTACCAAAAGATTGCGACTGTCAAAAACTCCGTACAGCAAAATACAAAGTTGTCGGTCATTTTGAGAAGAAATTAGAAGAACCTCTCGTTGATGACTACTTTGACTCTGAGGATTACGACGAAGATTCTTATGATGCTGGGTATCAAGCTGCCTTAAACGAAAATGGACTCGGCTAAAATTTAATTTATTAATAATTTAATTAAACAAACCCATGACTAACCCAACTAATATTACTAAAAAGTATATCAAAGAGGCTCTTGGCCTCGACCTGAACACGGACTGTCAAACGCGCCGTCAAGAATATTTAAAGTCTAACGAAGCTCTTCCCGCTCACCCCTTCATGGATGACGCTCCCAAGTTGACTGAAGCAGCCTCACTTTCAAAAGACACTCTTCTTAATATTTTATCTTATTATAATCCCGAAAATAGACCTATTAAATTAGGTAAAGCTGTTAATCTGCTTAAAGATATGCTTTCCGGTAATTGGATGAGTACGGGCGACACAGTTAAGTTTGGCAACAAGAAAAACGGTTATGCTTTGGTCGATGCTCAACATCGTATCCTTGCGTTACTTCTAGCTAAACATCTTAGTGATGATGATAGTTTTGATGTTAATTTTGATGTAGCTTCCGGTAGAGAGCCAGAGATTAAAGTTAAAATAGATCGGCAACAAATTCGCTCGCAAAAAGATCATCTAATGATGAACTACCCTCATATTGTACCTAACGCTACTTCAGCCAGAATTGCTAGTGATGTTGCCAAGCGAATCCTCAAGCACTATCTAAAGCCCGAAGGCCAAATGGTAGTGTGTGCATCTTCTGATCCTACTGACGAAGAAGTAGAATCTTTTCTCGTAGAAAATAAAGAAGCAGTTTACACCGTCTTGAGTTATCTCACTATTGCTAAGAGTGATTACCCCTGCTCGGCTGAGAATCTCAAAAAATTAAGAAAAACCGCTGTTGTAAACGCTCTCGTTCGTTTCGCTATGACCAATGTAAAATCTTGCGAAGATTTTCTAAAGGTTTTCGTTTCAGGTCAAGCAACAAATGATGCAGACTATACAGTATTAAAACTTAGAGATTACGTTCTTAACAGCAACGCTCAATCATCAGCTAGAGGTAAAAAAGGAACCGGATACGATGATTTGTATGCTAAAACAATTTACTCTTGCATTAATTGGTTTGTGGGAGTAAAGATTAAAAAACTTGTTAAACAAAAGAATTGGGAATCATACGATTACACTCGCCTTGCGTCTGCCAACGCTAACTAGGGCAACCCAACCAAAAGGCGTAGGGGTTCCCCTTTCACCCCTACGTCTTTTTTTAATTGAGTTTTTTTAATTTTATTATAAATATATCTTCATGAGAAAAGTTTCAGGCGTTTACATACCTAAACCTCCACGCGGAGCAGATCATTTTTTACTTGATGTTGTTGACTCTTCTTGTTGCCCTAATCAAAAAAGAAAAGCCTTAGTAAAAATACAGGATATTGACGTACTAAAAGGTACTAAAGGCACATTAAAGTTTGTAAAAGCATCTAAAGGAAAAGTTCTTACAGAATTCAAACCCAATTATACTTGGAATGGTAATTATATTGAGGAGCTAGAAGAAGAAATCAAATTAAAAGAAAGTGAAAATTAAATTTCTTAAAAGATTAAAAAGCCCCGTTTTTTACGGGGCATTTTTTTTCATTTTATCCTTTACAAAACTTTATAAAGTATATATAGTATTAAAACAATGAGCGGCGAACAAATTAAAATTTATATCAAAGTTCAATACGGGACAGTCTTGGAAGTGCGGAGTGACCGCACTCCCGAAAACTTAAACATAGAAGTTTGCGACCTTGATGTAAATGATCATGAAATTATTAAGGCCACAACAAAGAAGTGGGACTTAGAAACCAACCAACTATACAAAGCTTATAGTTACGATAAAAACCAAGCCAAGAAAGATTATTAGAATGAAAAAATATAAAATACCTTGTGCATGGGAAATGTACGGCGTGATGGAGGTCGAGGCTGACTCGCTCGACGCTGCCATCGAAACCGCTCGCCTTCACGGCGAGCTACCAACCAACGCAGATTATGTTGATAGTTCTTTTGAAGTAGATATGGAAGTGGTGGAAAATTACAACCACGAAGATTGTTTCTAAATGAAAATAACACCTATTAATCCATCCGCACCAATTCAAGATGTTCTCGATGATCGTCACCAACGCGAAATGCAACTTATCAACAAAGTAAAAGATGTTTTAGAAATGTATAAAGACTCTCAAATCAATCTAGCATCTGAAGCTGCAAGAAACGAGATAGCAGTTAATATAGTAAAAAATGTTTACTTATAAATCATGAAAAAGCTTACTGTAAAATTAGAATTTATTACCCCCGATTCTTATGACGAAAAAATTATTTCCGCCATGACGCTCGACGAAATCAACGAAGAACACTGGAACAACATGGAAGTTTATTTAGATACGATTGAGCTTGCTGAAGTTACCCGCGATATAGAACTTACCGGAGACGCTAAAGATTTTTTTAACCAAGAAGGAGTTTACTCCAACTAAAATTTTAATTTATTAAAAAATTATGAAGTACGTTGAAACAGGTATTCCCGC